GCTTTTTTTTAAGTTGCTGTGGTACTTTAGTGCTTTTTTTTCAGTAATTCAGTATTAATTTCAAATTCAACACTTTTCGTTTTTGTTGATTTTGAATCGCAAGACCATTTATGGTCACAAACTTTTCAATTAAGGAAGTTAATTTGTTTTTATGGTCACAACTTTTAACCAATTAAGGAAACTAACTACTTTAATCTTTTCTTACCTGTTCTCGTAACAATTTTTGTCTATAGTTTTCAATTATGGTCACAATTTAGTGTTGATTGTATTTCAACAACAAGTAATGGTTCGTGTTCTGACGATAAATGGTCACATTTTTCTTTGTAGTCCTTTAATTAATTTTTCATCTCTATTCTTTTTTTTAAACTATTTAAACAATCACCTTCATTATTTTCTATATATGTCTAATAATAATCAACCACAAATTATACAAGCAACCGCATTACCTATTCATCAATCAACCAATGTTTCCGTTATCAACCCTAATTTCAACAATACTTCTCCACCAGTTAAATATCAACTCACCTTCTCTTATTCTAAAACTATTAAATTGTTTACTTCCATTGAAGCCTTCTTTCTTATTATTTATGGATTTTATTATCCATACTATTTTATTCAAGCAATCGGTCCACTTATTGGTTTTATTGGTGCTAAAAATTTTTATAAAATCTCTTCATATACTTATTTTTTCTATCTATGTCTTTCTATTTTTTCCAAAATTATCCTCTTCATATTCACATTTCAGGACCATATTTCTCACCCCATGATCTTTCTACTCACTCTATTATCATTTTTACTAGATATTTGGATTCTTAAAATATCATATAAATTCATCTCTATATTAAGAGATCTTACTAATAATGATATTGATAATATTCGTAAAATGCACCTCGTTGCTCATTATGTTTATTGGTAATCATTTAAATATTTCATCTATATATTATTAATGAATAATTTACCAGAAGATACTTTAAATATTATCTCATCTTTTCTCCATAATTTCTCTTGTTGTAAGAAATCTGATTTTTATAATTTCTCTCTCATTAATAAATTCTTTTATAATATGTACAAAGAAGAACGAGTCATTCTCCCTCCCATCCATAATGATATTATTCTTTCTATTTACAAAAAAAATATGATACATAGATTACAAAATTCTAATATTTACTGTTCTACTTGTGGTCCATTTAATTCTAATGAAATTAATATGCTTCATATCGCCATCCAAAATGCTTACAATTCCGTAGGAGACGCAGCCGAACTCCCCAAATCCTATTGGCCTCCTTCTCTACAATCACATATTCATTTGTCTTGTCCTATTCTCTTTAGTCTTCTTAGAAATAAAGTTCAGTCTCTTACAGGATTTCTTACCTTTTTAATTGAGGGTTCTTGTTGTGAAGGGAAAGGAGCCAAATTATATATTAAACATTAAATTGAATAGATATAAATGTATTACATCTATTCAATATATAATAATCATGTCTAAACAAAAAACTAACGTTGAAAATCCTGAAGAAGAAGTTTGGGTCGTTGTTGACCAATCTTCTAATCCTATATATAATGATGATGAAGGTAAATTCGAAGATGACACTCGAACAGGCATCGGTAGTGAATTTTATAAAGAAAGAAGTTTCGCTCAAAATTATCTTAAGTCATCCGCTGCTAAGGGTATGGATGATGTTAATAAAAAAGCTATGAAAGTATTGGCTAATAAAGGCCCTGAAGTCGCCGTCAATTATATGATGCATCAGGCTGGTGGTGATTATGGTACTATGAGAAGTATGTATGGTTAACGTCTTCTTCTCCTTTTACTCCTCCTACGCCGTTTCGTGCGTTTTTTTAAGTTCCTTTTTCTACGTTTTTTCTTTGTACCTCTGCTCCTTTTCCTCTTTCTTTTACGTCTTCCACCTCCTTTTCTTATTCCTTTCAATAAATCTCTTACCTCTTTTATTTCTTCTTGGGTTAGAAAATGACTAACGTCCAAGGCGTTATTTATTGGAGTCGCTTGTTCTTGTCCCGTGAATTTACTTTTCTTAGAAACGGTGTCCAGGAATTTGTATTTTTTCGACGAATTCCATTTATCTCCTGGAGAATCCTCTCCTATCATTATCGACACCAATTCAGATTTATTTTTTTTATTTAATTTGTGTTCATCTGTTTGTATCATATCATTATACAATGCTTCCCAATAGTCGGCATAAAATTGTTCTTCACTATTCATATATATTATCTAAATATTATATATGAATCCATTTGAGATAGATGACCTCCGAAGGCACATTTTCTCTTTCCTGAGAAAAAAACCACACAAACAATGTTCCGAATGCCTTCATGTATTAGAATGGGACCCCGGAAAACAATTTAAAAAATACGTTGAATGGGGTGGTTTCAATAATAGATTTATTATGTGTAATGATTGTTATAAATTTAATTTCTTAAAAAATTATCAACACCTTCATATTTGCGAAATGTGTTAACTTGTATATATTGGTATAATCTCTCTCAACTCTGTCGTATTCACCGCTCCATTTCCAAAATATAGCCTTATAAACTCCTTCGTCCTCTCATCATCAAATGAATTACAGATTTTTAGATATAATTCTCTCTTTTTTTCTTTTTCTATATCCTTCTCATACCTTATACATATCAAATGATTCTCTATAAGGTAATTCTTCTCTATATCTATCAAACAATAGTCAAAATTATACCTTCCTACACCATATCCTCTGTTCAGTACTATCATCAACTCATTATTTCCTCCTTTTTTTATGTAATTCTTCTTCTCTACATTCTTGTAGGCCTTCTTTATCAACTTTTTATCCTTTATATCACCTGAATATATCAATCTCGTATCATTTTCATTCTTTGAAAGCTCTTCTTTACACTGATTCCATACTATATTACCTACACTAACCCTAAATTCTATCTCATTTAGTGTTTTTGACCCCTCATATAGCTCTTTTATCCTCTTCACCTTCTCTTTTGTATTAAATATTGTATATCCTCCCTTTTTTATTACCCATTCTCCATTCCATCGTATCCTCTTTTTTACACATAATATCATCGTTTCTTGTGTCGTTTCTAGCCATTTCGCTCCTTCACAGTCTACTATTTCTATAATTTCACACGTTTTATCTATCAAATCCCTTAATTTATCATAATATAAACAATTTTTAAAGCTTGAAGGCAATACAAAACTCAATATGCCTCCTTTTTTTAGTAATTTTAACGATTTCAATATAAATAATACGAATATATTTGGTCTACCTTCTATATATGGTGTATATTCCTCATCTAGATCATCTCTTTTCATCACATAAAATGGAGGATTCCCTATTATTAGATCATATACCTCCTCAAATTCCGTCTTTAGGTAATCTCCCCTTATCAAATCTACATTTTCTTTGTTTATTTCATTATCTTTTTCACATAATCCACACATTAATTCATTCAATTCTATTCCTTCTATTCTACTCTTCTTATATTTCTTACTCAACGCTCTTATAAACTCTCCTGAACCATAACAAGGCTCCAATATCCTTTTAAATCTCCTCCTTCCTAGCATTTTTATCATCTTCCATATCAATTCTTGAGAAGTAAAATATACACCATTCATTTTCTTTGCTTTTTTATCTAATGTAGTTGTTATGCTCTCCGACAATTCTGTATAACTCATTAATTTAATATTATATTTATATTTTATATCCATTTAAATATAGATTTTTTATTTATTTTATATGGAAGAAACTATGTACCCTCCTTGTCACGTTGAATACCTTTGGCTTGACCATAACCAAAACTTTCGCTCTAAAACCAAGGTTTTAACCAACCATAATCCTATTAAAAATGGTCTACCTATATGGAATTATGATGGTTCATCTACTAAACAAGCTCAAGGAAACGATTCCGAAGTATTCTTGCGTCCTGTTAAGCTTTGCTATGACCCTTTTAGAAGAAGTGAAAATGCTTATTTGGTTTTATGTGATACTTGGCTTGCCGATAAAAAAAAATCTCAAGAAAAAAATGAACTTATTTATATTTCACATCCTGATAATTCCAGAGCTAGAGCTGAAGTTATTTTTGAAGATGATGCTGTACAAAAACAAGACCCTTGGTATGGTATGGAACAAGAATTCTTTTTTACTACCAGACAGAGCCATTCGCAGGTTGACAGTATGAAGCAACAATTCTTCGAAACACCCGTCGGTATGACTACTATTGATGGTAAAGAATGGGTCAGTAAAATCGGCAAGACACAAGGTGATTTCTATTGTGGTGTAGGTCCTAATAATATAAAACATCGTGATGTTGCCGAATATATCCTTAACTGTCTATCCTTCGCTAGAACATTCAAATGCACTGGTTATAATTGGGAAGTAGCTCCGGGACAATGTGAATTTCAAATCTTTTCCAACGGCATAGATGCTGCTGATTCTCTACTCCTTTTTCGTTATATAGCTCAAAGAGCTGCTGAAGAACGCAATCTTTCCGTCAATTTTCACCCTAAACCTATGAATGGTAATTGGAATGGTTCCGGGTGTCATACCAATTTCTCTACTAAAGATATGAGAGCTCCTAATTCATATGATACTACTATCAAATCTGCTCTTAAATCACTTAAAAAAAACCATAGTTATCATATTGAAAATTATGGTTCTCACAATAAAGAAAGACTTACTGGCGAACACGAAACCGCATCATGGGAAACATTCACCGCCGGTGTTGGTAATCGCGGGGCTTCTGTTAGAGTTCCTACACAAACTTATTATGATAAAACTGGTTATATCGAAGATAGAAGACCTTCATCCAATATGGACCCTTATATCGTCTCCTCTCTCCTTGCTAATACCATCATTCTTAAAGGTAAAGAAATTAACTTAACCACTCAAGTTCCTATGGATAAACCTACTTATACTGATTTTAACAATGAAGACATCCCTTAGTTCCTTTTTTACAGTTCTCTTTTATGTGTTTAACTATTATCCAATAATGCCTGCTTACTCAACATGCATTCCTTCCTTCTCTCACTCCTTAATCCCTTACTATTTATATATTTTATCGATTTTTTTAAATTCTCCATCAATACCTTACTATCAAAAAAATTTATAAACAAACCATTCGTAATATTCTTATGTAATATCTGTAATGAATTGGTACAATATAAATCATATCCTTTTAATTTACTGTTTAATCCCATTAATTTCTCCTGAACTTGATTATAATATTTCTGTATCTCATCATTCACTGCTTTCGCATCTTCTAATTTAAATATACACGTCTTATCCGCATCTTCGCTTGTATAAATATATACATAATCACTATACAAAAACTTATCTAGTGATGGTGATGAATCCTTTCCCTTCGCCAAAACAAATGCTACATGAAAACCATATCCAAATTTTATTAAAATATCCATCTCTTTACAAGGATTTATCCAATAAGCCATTTCTTCCATCTTCTTATCTTCTCCAAAATTACATATCAAATTATCTAAATATCCTTTCTTTACCCATCTACCTAACTTTCTACCTTTTTTTAATCCACATTCTTCTAATAATTCTATTATCTTTCCAGAATTATTATCTTTCCACGTCATTTTTAATATATTCGTCATTAAAGCCGCAATCTTTTGCTTCAATTCTGATAACATTTAAATATTATTATTAAAATAATATAATCATTTTAACACAATTATATTATTCTTCCTGTTATTAATGCTTTTCTTCATCTTCATTTTCTGATATTCTTATCAATACACCTGTTAAAAACCACGAAATCATAACTAATATTATCACTTCTAACCATTCCATTGCATATTTTCTTTGCTTATCTTTATATTATTATTATAACTGCACTACCATAATTCCTTGTTCGTCCGTTTCAAATAACTCATCGCTATCATAATCATCTCCTCTTATTATCCTATATGTCTCCATATCTTTTTTATGTTTCCATCTCTTCATTCTTTTTCTTGTTCTTGGACTACCTTTTCTTATAGTTATTAATCTTTTTCCCAAAGCATCCAGTAATTTTGAAATCGCATTCCCCATACTATCTCTTATTATTATATTTGTTATATTTATACACAATGGTTCCTAGTAGTTATATATTCTGTTATTGGATTTGGTTATGGACTATTCTATATACTTTTAATATTATTAAACAATCACCATTACCTGCTTCTGTTGGTGCTCTTGTCTATACTGTCTATGCTGTATTTTTTAGTCATTGGTCTAATAAATTCCCCTGGGATTTTAAAATATTCATATCTTTATTTGAAACTCTTGTTGTTTTTTATTTGATATATAAATCAAAAAATCTTTCTAAAGATTTTGTTAAACTTATCCCTTTTAATTTATTCGTTTTTTTAGTATATTTAGCTTATATTTATACACAAAATAAAACTTTCAGTGAAATCTATTTTAAAGATCTTCCTAATCAAGAAGCATATAAAAAAGGTTTAGTTAATTATCAAATTAAACGCTTAAATTATATTAAGAAAGAACTTCAACTGTAAGTAATTCTTTCCCATCTTTTCCGCGTCTTTACTCACCCACAATCTACAATCTGATATTTGTATTCCACGTGTTGGTTTTGTATTCATTGTTGAGTCACCTACTATCTTATAAAATTTCCATCCTAATGTTTCTAATATAGCAACATACTTTTTGTCGTGTATTTCACAAGCGTAGATCTTATTTGTTATCATGTTTCCTCTTTCTAATGTATTTAAAATTACTTCATAAGGTAATTTTAAATCAATTTTATTATTCTTCAACCTTCTCTATATCCTTTATCGCATCCTTTATATTACATTCAGTAGCCAACTTTGCTATTATTGCATGGTCTACTGTTTTCTTTTCTATCAATTCATGGTACATTTCTTGTTTCTTCGCCATATATTTCACATCTCCTTGCTTTCCTTTATCATTTATATCCGCATTTACATCCAAATATAATTTACTCTTGAATGAATTTATTGATTCTGTTAGTTTCCCTCCTTCATTCACGTCTTCTTTCACCCATCCTTCTTTCTCTTTATTCACCCAAAATTTACCTCTTTTACCATCAGCACAATGCAGTGGCCTCTCTTCAGCAGGCATCTTCTTTATCTCATCTATAAATAAATCTGCTGGAGCATCCTTTATCAGTTGTAAATTTGAGGCATATGCTACGTCTTTTAATTTATATTCTACCTGACGTTTTAATTCATCTACAATATGTTCTATCGACTTCGCATCTTTACAATGCTCACCCAAATATACCTGAACTGTTATATTATTATTATATGTATTATTACAGTTCGTATTAGTTGTATTATTGGTATTATTTGTTCCATTCTTAATTAATGGACCTACTACATCCCATACTTCTTTGGGTATTTTAACAAAACTATTTGAAGGAGCTTCCTCTTCTTCAGATTCTTCTTCTTCCTCCTCTGGTTCATTTATATATTCACATTTTTTCTTATGTTTCCATAGACCGTTTCTACTTTTATATTCAACCCCACAATGCTCACAAGTCCATACCGATTTCGCAACTTTTAAGGGGACGCAATTGGTGACGCTTTTTGTTGCGCGATTTTTATGTTTTTTGGTAAGCAAATGTTTGTCCCAACTGGATTTTCGCGACGTATTATAGTCACAAAAAACACAATTAAACATTGTGATTGGTTTTGCAACTTTTTGCAACTTTTTGCAACTTTTGGTGACGTTTTTGCAACTTTGGTGACGCATTTATACTAAATAGAGAGAATATTTTTAAGTTTTTTTCAAAAATAATGTATTATTTTTCGTATCGTCACAATTTATTTTTCAAAAAAAAATAATTTTAAACCATATATGCTATGAGGTTTTGTTAGTCTCTGTTAAGCCTGTTTTTTTGGTTCAAAAACGCTAACTTTTCGTTGTCATGGACAAATTTGGACATTTTTGAAATGTCCTTTTTTTAAATCTCAACAATAAATATTTGCACTTTTCTTTTTAACAAACACTATTTTTTACTACTTTAAAAAAACTCATTTAGACGGTTTATGGTAAGACACCATTTTGCAACTTTCAATTTCTTCACTCGATTAAGGGATCCCGTTTTGAAAATTTTCGATTTGTTACGACAATCAGTAACAACTTTTTTTGCAAGTGAAATTTGTCGTCTCGTCAGTCACAGATTTTAGTAGTTTGTGATTTTGTGAGCATTTATGGTGTAAAATAAAAAAGTAGTTGAAAAAAGTGAAATTATGCAGTGCTTAACAAAAATGATATAAAATTGATTTAAATATATAATTAATATTAATTTATAAGATGAATACAGGTCTCAAAAGAGAGGGATACGAGAAATATTATACAAAAACCAGTGTAGTAGAAAAGCTCCTGGTTAATTACAAAAAAATAATAAAAAATGATGAACAATCTTTATGGATAGAACCAAGTGCTGGAAATGGTTCATTTACAACATTTTTGGGAGATAGAAATCTATTAGCATATGATATCCAACCACAGGCTCCAGGAATTCTAGAACAAGATTTTTTAGAGTTGAATCTATCATTATGCTTTCATATACCTCTACACTTTATAGGAAATCCTCCATTTGGGAGACAATCATCAACAGCAATAAAATTTATAAAGTCTATAACTAATTTTGAGAAGACACGTTCATTAGCATTTATATTGCCTAAAAGTTTTAAAAAAGATAGTATGAAGAAACATTTTCCTTTAGATTTTCATTTAGAACATCAGGAAGATGTAGAGAAGGATGGATTTACAATGGAAGGAACGAGTATAGATGTTCCGTGTGTATTTCAAATATGGGTAAGAAAGGATTATGAGAGAGAGAAACCAGTAAAATTAGAACCAAAAGGTTATAAATTTACTAAGAAAATGCAAGGTAGATGGGCATTGAGGAGAGTAGGTGTTTACGCGGGTAAAATAATAGATATGTTTCATCATCCAGTATCAGAGATTTCAGAGCAAAGCCATTATTTTATAAAATTAGATGAACCAATAGAAAAATTTATAGAGAAATATGAGAAAGCTATAAATTTTGAACACAATAATACAGTAGGACCGAAGTCAATATCAAAACAAGAGTTTATAAAGGTATTGAATGAAATAGTTTAACGGCGACGTCTACGACTTCTCTTTCTTCTACGTCTGGATTTTTTACCCTTTCTACGTGATTTACGGCGTGATTTTCTTCTACGTTTTCTACGAGATTTTCTACCTCCAATTCTAACATGACCACGAGTAAGTTTTTTAACTACTTGTCCAGTTGTATCCAATATAACAACTCCTAAATCTTTAGTGCTTTTAAGAACATTTTCACTGACTTTACCTGCTCCGGAAACTAAACCAGCAGTAGCACCTGTAACAATAACAAAACCTTTACCAACACCTTTTAAAGTGTATTGAATAGCACCATTGTCTAGTTTAAGAGGTTTGGTAAGTTTACCAACTTTACCAAGTAGTTTTTGTGCTCCTTTTCCAGTTTTTTTAGTAACGTGAGCTGTTGTACCGAATAATGATTTGTTTATTCTTTTCAATAATTTGTGAGCAAATTTAAGAACTTTTTTACTTGAACGAGTGATAGGATGCTTCATCTTCATATATAATTAATTGAGATAATTATTATTTAGAAATATTTTTTTTATAACAGTATAATGAGAAAGAGTTTATGTCTAAAAGTAATGGCTTTTGTAGGATTTATATTAGTCTCTATAAACGCAGGAAAATCAAATGTAAAGAAACAAGTACAAAGAAAAAGTGATTGGATAAGAGTTCCTTGGACACATGGTGGTCATTATTATCATAATACAGTAACAAAGGAGGATAGAGATACTCTACCTCCAAATACAGATTTGTAAAAAATTGATTTATTATTTTGCTATATAAATATTTATAATGAAATATTTATAAAACATGATACAAACTCAGTGTACTCGATGTAATAGATCTTTAAGAATAGAAATAATATCACCTTTACCAAATTTTAAATATAGAATTTCAACTCGTAATCCAACTAGTAAATATGGAGGTTTATTTTGTTGTTCATATTGTAGTGTAGAATATTCAATAGATATAGATAAATTATTAAAAAGATACAGATTTTGTAATGAAAATATAGAAAAAATCCAGACATGGTGGAGGAGAGTTAACAAGTTAGATTGTCTCTAATCCATTGTTGTATTTTCATATTAGTTGGTTGTAATAAAGAGAAAATAGAATCATAATAGTAATTTTTATATGTTTCATCATTTTCTTCACTCATTATCTTAATTATATTATAAACTACCATTAACATATTTTTTTTATAAATATCTGTAATATTTTGAAAAACCTTATCGATATTTATAGCATCATCATCCGTTTTAAATAATTCTTCGTTTTCTAAGTCTAATATATTTTTATACATTTGTAGAGTTGTTGTAATGGTTGTGAGTTTTGTTGTTTTATATGTATTAATAAGACAGTCAATACCTTGGATTGCTTTTGTTAAAATGTATCTGTAAATAGGATTTTCTTCATTTTTATACCATAAATAATATCTTCTTATCGCATGAAATAGATAATATAGGTCATCTTTATTGTCTCCATACCACCATCTGACTACGCCTTGAGTCATAGTAGGTTTCTGTATATGTAATATATTATTACTTATACTGACTTTCGTTCCAAGAGGACAAAAACTAACTAATGATAACTGAATCATAACTTGTAGAGGTTCCAATATCATATCTTGCCTTTCTTTTTGCTGTTGAAAATTCATATATATATCTATCTAATGATTATTTTAAATCAATTTAAAGAATATATTGTTGTAATATAGATTAATGGATTATGAAAGTAATGATTTTATTACGATGCGATTTCCTAGAGGAAATAAAATTTTCGAAAGATTTAATAATAAATCTATTGAAGAACAGGAATCTATAATAAAATTAGGGATGGCTATGATGGAAACTGGAAAAGAAAGAAAAATTACATTAAATAGTGAAGAATGGTCATCTAAATTAGATAAAATAAAAAAGAAAACTGATAAGGAAAGACAAGAATTGAAAAGTGATTTACATGAATTAAAAGAAAAATTTGAAGAATATAAAGAAAAGAGAAGAGAAGAAATAACATTAGCATTAAAGGAAGAGAGAATTAAAGTCGAAACACGTTATAATAGTTCAATAAGTGATTCTAATAGTAAATGTAAAATGTTGTCTTTAGAAATAGACAATTTAAAGAAAGAAAAATGGGATATGGCTGAAAAATTAAGAATACAATATGATGAAAAAATTGAGAAAATAAGAGAAAATACATTTCATTATCAAGAAAAAAGAGAAGAAGAATATAAAACAACAATGAACAATTTGGCTGATAAATTACAAAATGCAACAAAGGACGATGAAAAATATAAAGTAGCGTCAAATAAAGGTAAGGAAGGTGAAAATAATGTTCAACAATATCTAGTAATGTCCTTACCTAAATGTAATGTTGTTGATGTATCACAAGATGGTGGCTGTGGAGACATCATTTTACAAGATATATCACAGAATGTTATGGTTGAAGTAAAGAATTATAATTGTGCTAATGTTAAAACAAGTGAAGTCAATAAGTTTAAGAAAGACATTCTTAACAATAAGAATATGGCTGGTGGTATATTTATAAGTTTATTTCGTGGTATTTGTAATATTGAGGATTGGACTTTTGATACTATTGATGGAAGACCAGTTGTTTATTTATGTAATGTTGCTAATGATATGAATAAGATAATAACAGCTCATAATATAATCAAAAAAATATCACAATTAAATATTGATTGGAGCGTAGAAGAGAAAATGACTATTATGAAAGCATATACAAAGAAATTTGTATCTGCTAAGAAAAAAAAACTGAAATTAATTGATAAACACGCTCAAGATATGATAAAAATAATTCAGCAAGATGAGGCAGAATTTTATAAATTTTTAGAAATTTTAAAGTCTTAATCTATATATTAAATATAATGTCTATTTAATATATATATATGAATATGAATAATCCACGAGCACCAACAACAGAATCCCAAATAGATAATAATAAACTAGCACCACCACTACCAGCACTATCTCTGGGCACAGCTAAGAGTTCTGTGGATGCGGGTCTTTCCCAATATCAAATAGAAGCAAAGGCTAATCAAAAACAACTAGCTGAATGTGAGGATTTTAAAATGAAGTTATATAATGACTATTATAATCATCATAAAATACTTATTGAATTAATAACGGAATCTAAGAAGCTATTGATTAAGTATAAGACAGGTGATAATGAATATTATTACCTTGCTGAATATATTAGTAGTGTTTTAGATAAACCCAATTGTAACAATCCTAGTAAACCATATAAAAATTATACAGATTTTTTAAAAGATTACAGACCAACTTTGAAGGTTAAAATAGATGATAAAGACGAAGAAATACAATTAATGGATTTTCAATCAGTCGATGGCTTGAAAGAATCGATAATACCATTTAATAGTGGAGAAAAATATCTAGGCAATAGGGATAGAATTGTAGGGTTAAATTTACCACCAGTAAAAAGACCAAATAGACAAGCACCAAGTTTAAAAGGTGTCGCGAAGAAAGTAATAAAGAGACAAAAATCCATAAAGGAGGTTGATAAACAAGATAGAGATGGATTTGATAATCTATTTGGTGGTAAGAAGAGAAAGAAAAAGAAGAAAAAGAAAAGAAATAATAAAACAAACAGAAGAAAAAAGAAGAAGAATGGTACAAAGAAAAAGAGAAATTAATTATATCAATATTTAATATAATTAATGTTTTATTTTTGTAAATATAAAGATGCGCTAGGCAAACCAAAAGAGGGTGTGCATAAATATAGAATAATGAATATATCAATATTGGATGTATTGGCTACAATATTACTAGCAAAAACTATACAATACTATATAGTTCCAGATAAAAGTATATGGTTAATATTGATATTATGTTTTATATTGGGTATAATTTTACACAGAATATTCTGTGTAAAAACAACAATAGATAGATTATTATTTGGAAAGTAGTATAGTTTTGTATAATTTTTCAAGTTTTTGTAGTTTAGTTTTAGTTTTGGAATATTTTTGAAGATTAGAATAGATATTTTTTTTATTATATCTAATTTTTAATAATTTATATAAAATTTTTCTATTTTTTTTATATTTTAAATAAATGACGATTCTTCTAATAAGGTCTTGAATAATAAGATTTTTGAGAGGTTGTTGGTTAGAAGGGAAATCAGAAGGTAAATTAAGGTTATCAAGTTGACGTTGTGCAGCATATTTAAATGGATGAATAACAGGATATGTGCCTCCAAATTCGTGATGTTTATAAATAGTTTTAAGAGGTGAAATTTTTTTAGTTTTTTTATTTTTTCTTTTCTTTTTTTGCTTTTTTTTTGTATTAGTCATAATTATATTATAATAATATAATTATTTATTATAAATGAATCAAATAAAAAAAGAATTAGAATGTGATTATATATTTAAAATAATTTTGCTAGGTAATCAGGGTGTAGGAAAGACGAGTATAGTCCGTCGTCTGAGAGATAAAGGATTTAAGCATAGAGCGGAACCAACAATAGGATTAGATTTTACATCGTTACACGCAGATATTACACATGGTAAGAAAGTAAAATTTCATATATGGGATACAGCGGGACAAGAAAACTTTCAAAGTATTATTCAAACATATTATAGAGGTGTGGCGTGTGCTTGTGTAGTGATAGATGTATCTGAAAGTGATGCTTTTGATCAAGCATCTAAATGGTTGAAAGAATATAATAAATTAAAAAGCCCAAATTCAATTGGAATGCCTGTAATAATAGGTAATAAAACAGATTTAGAGAGGGTATATAAATACGAAGAAGGTGAGCAATGGGCGAATGATAAAGGTTGCTTGTATTGGGAGATGAGTGCGAAGAACAATGATAATACGTCTGGTTTATTATATTTTATAGGAAATAATATATTTAATCAATGGGATGGTGAGTCAAAAGTGGCGGGGATTACGAATAATATGATAAAAGAAAAAATAGAAATAATAGAGAATCAAGGAAATATTTTTTTCAAAAGTTGTTGTCGAATAGTTTAATATTGGTATAACATTTTAACTTGTAAAGAAAATGACCAATCCATATTGTTTAAATTAACAAGATAACCTTTATCATTTAATAGACGAACTCTAAAAGCAGATAAATTAACTGGTCCAAAATAAATACGTTTGGTTAAATCAGGTCTAGGATTAGTATAAATAAGAGTTCCAAAACTAGTAATAGCAGTATTAGGAATAGGAATTCTATGAAGAACATCAGTAGAAGCAGGACTAGTATATCTATCAGCAGGTTTACCAGTCATAGCAAGTTTTATTTGATCAACAGTATATCGTTGTTTTTGTGTTAAATTAGAACTAAGGTCTCTATTAATAGTTTGAGCTCTACAACCAAGCTCAGGTAAATTAAATTGTGGAAGACAAGGGTCGTCAAGAGCTAAAGACATAGTTTCTTTATTATAATAAGAAGGTAAAGAGAAATTGGATTTATTACTAGTCATAGTAACAAGATCTTGATTAGGTTTACTATTCATAAAATCATCTAGGGAAAGTAAAAAATATTTAGGACCAAGTAAATCTAATAATGCCTCACCAGTGGCTTTTTGTGTAGGTTGAATAATATATTCCTGTAATCTAAATCCAAGTAAAAAGCCAAGATTATAATCAATTTTTTGACCAACACCTCCACCTTCAACACATAGTGTAATAGATGCGGATGGTCTATACCATTGTATTTTAATATTATGAAGATTATTATTTTGAATAGAGATTTTATGTTTAAGAGGGTCGTATTCAAATAATAGATTTAAACTAGGGTCAATTTGATTTAAAGCTTGAACAATATCTTGTCCAGTTTTGTAATTACCAGCCGGAATAGCTTTTGGAATACCATCTTCTTTATCGGTGCAGAAATAATTAGTTCCATATTCCTCATTAAAAACCCACCAACTAAAAGGAATTTCAGCACTAACAAGTGTAATTTCCATTGTTTTTTTTAAAGGTTGATTTAAATTAATAGTGTAATTAGTAGGAGATTGTAGTTTTTTATTAGAGTTAGGTCCTAGAGTAGGACAAGCAACAGATGAAGGATCAAGAATAGTTCGATACGCACTATCAAAATTGATTGTTCGAGTAATAAATTGAATAGCAGTGGGATTAGTTGTACCTTGTTTAAAAAATTGTTGATGTGAATAAGCAGAAGGCATTCTTAATTCAGCAATAACATTTTGTCTTTCATCCATATTTTTAGTTTTACCTGAATATCTGTCTCCAACAATAGTATCATCGATTTTTTTAGCACCAACTCCATCATAAAAAATACTTTCTTTTGTTAAATTATCTTTTTCTGCTAATAATTTTTTTCTAACATCAAAGAAAAACTTTTTAAAAATGGGCTTATCATCATATTTATCTATGAATGTTTGTGTAATTGCTACAATATCAGCTTTTGTAAGTTTAATATCGTGTAAAACACCCATTATAGCTAATAATTCTTCAGATTGATAATTCTTAACATCAAAATCTGTTTGATCCATATGTATAATATCAATATAATTATTAAATTATTATAATCTTAATAGATTATATAATGGAAATTTTAGATAAAATAATGGCTCCGTTAGATAAAGAATACTGTATGTATTTTTATTTTTCAGGATTATTAGCTTTATTAGCTGCTGTATTTGCTGCTGTAAGCATAATTCCTTGTATGATGGATAAGAAAAAGAAACATATGTGTATTCATTTAGTTTTATTAACAGTTCAAATGGGTATGGGATATTTAGTCAATAGATTATTATATAATATGTGTATTAATTGATTGTAGATTATATTAAACTATTATCGATTTTCTTCACTCTGGTGACATACAAGAGATTTCGCTGACATTCGCTTTTCCTCCAGTTAAATCTTCAGCAGCTTTCTTTAATTCTTCCATTGTAGGGATATGAGCGTCAGGAACAACAGGTTCTAATTTTCTATATTTTTCAGGAAAATCAATAATAGCAGGTAATCTAATATAACCTTTATCACCTCTATAATAAGAAGGTATATATTTGAAATCGTTTTTACGATATGGATGAACAGCTATGGTGTCTTTTGAAACTTGTGATGAGATGATTATTCTAACAATTTTAGGTTTTGATTTGTTTTGAGTTTCGAGATATTGTTCAACAAACGCCACCTGTCCAGCAGCTTTTATAAAACAAACCATTTCATTACCTTCAGTTCCACAAATATTATCCATTAATAATCCATTATGGTCTTCCAGTAATCCACTTGCTAGGTACGGATAACCTAGACCAACTCCTTTGGCGAAGAAACCTTTAAAGCTCCAAGGGTCTGTAATGCCTAATTGTTCGAATTTTTTTTTAAGATCATTATCATCTAAATTTTTACCTGTGACGAGTTTATGTAAATTTTCTTTTAATTGCTGTTGTTGCTTTCCCCATTCACTAGCGTTTAAATCAAAATCACCGTTTTTATTGAAAACCTGTGGACAACACATTCTCACAGGTCCGCTCATTCGGAAATCCGTATGTAAATACATAACGTAGTTGCGTGTATGTGGGGCGTAAGCCAATTCGAAATTTGTTTTAGACGACATGATTATTTATTGAGTCAAAATACGTTGAATCAAATCAATTTTATAGTGCTTTTTTTTAAGTGCTTTTTTAAATGTAAAAACCTTCATTTTTATTTGTTTATAATATATATATGTTAAGTAATTTAACTGTAAAAAATACAATGCGATTTTCTTTGTTAGTTCAAATAGTAACGGGATTATTAACTTTACACGGTTTATTTATTAATTTACCAGAAAAAGACAGAATATTAACAGATATATTAGGATTAGAAACATTCGTTCAATTTATAGAAATGATATTTTATGTATGGATTTCATACGCAACAGTGAATGTTAATATTATGGCTTCTAGAAGGTATATAGATTGGATTTTTACAACACCAGCCATGTTATTATCAACAATAGCATTTATGAAATATGAGGAGGAGAAAGAGAAAAATGAAAGTATAACATTTTTAGAGTTTATAAAAGAAAACAAAAATAACATTTTATTAATATTTTCCTATAATTTTGGAATGTTATTATTTGGTTATTTGGGAGAAGTAAATATTCTTTCAAAATATATTTCAATCCCTATAGGATTCTTGTTTTTTTATAAATCTTTTGAATTAATTTATTATGATTATGCTGTAAAAACACAAATAGGAAAGAATTTATTTACATTTATGGGAACTGTATGGACTTTGTATGGTGTAGCAGCAATGGCTCCAGCAAATATAAAGAATACAAGTTATAATTTATTAGATGTAGTAGCAAAGAATTTTTATGGTTTATATTTATATTATAAGATTTTACAAACTAAATAAAATTGAATTAAATATAGTATTTTAGATAATACCAATGATGAACAAAGAAAACTTTATAAAATCTATTCAACACATAGGAACATCAAAATTTACAACTGAAACGTACAAAGAAAATGTAGAATTTAAGAAAAATCATAATAAATCAAGTTTTACGATGGCTACTCGAATGATTCCTATTTGTAATAAAATACCAGTAGATGTGGGTATATTTATATTAGAGATGAATAATGAAACAAATAAAATAGAAGGAATAGGAATAATAAAGAATATGCCTGTAAAAAGTGAAGAAGTAGGTATAAGAATATACAATGATGATTATTATAATACATATTTGTATTACGGTAAATATCACATATCAAGAAAGAAAATATTAGAAAATAAAGACAATATAAAATGTCTACATTATCTAGAAAATTTAGTTTTTAAAGGAAGTTATCATTTGAAAAGGGGTTGGAATACGGGTTGCTTTTCATTGAAAAATGAAAGAATAGAAACAAGTCCTTGTTACAGTGAGTTTATAGTAGATAAAGATGAATGGAAATGGAAAAATAAAAAGACAGCTATACGTAGATGTTCTCACTGTCATAGATTAAAGAATGAAGAACATAGAAGATTAAATAAAGGAAAGAAAAAATGTGGTTTAACACCATTGAAATGTTATAATCCACATAGATGTGATAGCTGTGGTGAATGGAAGAGAGGTCATATATGCACTAATAAAAAAAAGCACCCTAACAATGTTAAAAAAGTATATAAATTTTTAAGAGGTTTATTTATTTAAAATCGTCTACGTTGACTAGCGTATCTAGATGATAATAAATAATTTTTATATATTTCATATTGTTGATTGGTAATTTTTTGTTTGTGTGTGAATATAGAAGGAATAGACCATTTTAATTGTTTTATATCATCATAATTTATTTTTTCTATTTCTTTATATTTTGTTTTTGAAGTTAAAATATCATAAGCAACTTCGAAGGTTTTATCACCGTGTTCTTTGTATAGTTTTTTCCAGCTTTCATAATTCATAGATTCTATATAACCATCTTTACGAATAAGTGGAACAACTTGTTTGTAAACCTTACTAATTTTAAGTAACTCTAGATTAGAATATCTTCTAACATTTTCTAATCTGGTTAATTGATTTTCAATAGTATTGAATAATTTATCACTAATATTATTATCGTTGCTGCCGTCTCTATTTCCATGGAGTTCACAACCTTTATGATAAATTTCTCTAATACAATCATTTGAAACTTGGTTATATACTTCAAAAATATCTAAAATGGCTCTTCTTTTTTTAGTTTTTCTATCATCCATCATAAGACTTCGTTTAAATGAATTTTCATCTAATTCTTTCATTAAGTATTGAACTCGTTTTTTTTGATATAAATCATTATTGACTTCATTATTGCGTCGTCTATATGCATCTAATTCAACGTGTTGAAAATGATTTACACCTCTGTGAATATTAAATAATTCTGTGCAGAATTTATATATTTTAAGAATAGTATTGGATATTTTTAGTTCTAGATGAGCATCTTTCATATCAGAATTATTATAATCTAGTTTAAATTTAATAAACAACTGCTCCTTAGGTATATGAAATTTTTTTCCATCACGATCTAATCTAATATCAATACCCATATTAGGAAACTGTATGTCTTCTTCTTTTCTATTTATGTTTACTTTTCCTAAGAAGGTGTCTATTCCTATACATCTTAATGTATTATTGTATCTATAATATTTAATATATTCATCCTGTGCTATATAATTAGATAAATGGGTTCTTTGTCTAGTATGACTATAAGCCTTGAAGAAATTACCTTTACGTTTACCATCATTTTCATAAAATTGATGTAGATTCAAAAGTTCAAGTATTTGATTAAATTGAGCAGCACCTGGAAGTCCCCCACAGGCGATGGCTCCAGGATTAGCTCTATTTTCACCAGATTGTTTTTGCCATTCATAAAAGTGTGGGTTATGAATAACACCAGTAACTTTTAATCCAGTTCTCCAAGAAAATGCGACTTTACATTGAGTACACCACATTTGGTCACATCCAGATATCTTATAAATAGCAGCTGAACAAGAGGGACAAGGTTTTGTTTCTTTTTTCAATAATTGCGCACTCGCCAAAACATCAGGATTACAAACGTGTTCTGCTTGTTTATCTTTCCCAATAACTTCCATACACTCTTTACAAGTCCAAGTTTCACAAACACCACATTTCCATTGACTAGATAAGAATCCGGGACAATCGTTTACAGGACAAGCTCTAACAAATTCTTTTTTCTTCTTCTCCATATCTGATTTAGTTGAACCATCAACTATACCATGAGCTATATTATGTCTAATTTGTCTTTGCATATCTTGTAAATTTGTCCAAGCTTTTCGAGCTTCTTCCATCTTCACAGTAATTTTCATTTCTTCTTCCTTCATTTTTCTTATTTTTATTTCTCTTTCTACAGCAGGCATTGTTTCAGGCATTCTAGCCTTTTGCATTTCCCATAGCAATTGGGTAGTGTGTTGTCTGTAATCTTTATGTATAAAACTTCCTAAATAATCACTAGCATGGGCATCAGTCCATCCAACTTTACAACCCATACAATGAAGGTCTTTCTTTCCTAATAAATAAGTTTTATTACATTGAAGACAAGAAACAAGATTACATTTACTACAATGAACAGGTTTTCTAAGTTGTTTTGTGAATGGGAAATCACATATATCACAGGTAGTCGGCATTTTTCCAGATTTAGACATGTTTAATATACATATCACAAAATATTAATAATGAATCAATTTTATTAATTACACCAGATGAGCATATTTGATTTTTTCTTTGCGTTATTCCAATTTTTTTTATTATTTGATTCACATTTTTTAACATTACAAGACATTTCGAATAATATTTGAGTCACAGAAGTATCTTTACCCTTTTCTTTTCTAATTTTCTTAACAATAGGAAGGTCATCTGGTTTAGTATCATAAATTTTAGTTAATTCAGTTTCTTTTTTAAGAAAGAATGCTTTCCAGTAAAACTTCTTTAATAATTCTAATTTTTCATCCATTTTTATTAAATCTTTGGGATATTTACCAATTCTTGTGAATGCTTTTGAATAAGCTTTATTTCTTGTGGTATGCATATGTAAAACCATAGCTGATGGAATCCATTCTTCATCAATACCTTCTTTTTCCCATTTACGATTAATAATATTATATTTATCAAGAAAATGTCTCATGTGTTTACCATGACAGTCTTTAAATCCACCATAATTATAATGAAGCTCAGTTTCTATTTTTATGTCTTGTTTATTAAGTTTTATCTTTAATCTACTTATATTGTGATTTAATAGTGCTGTTTTAATTAAAATAGCTGTCTGATGGTCTTGCTCTTTCATGGCGGCTTGGGCTAATCTTAAATAAAAGTGAACATTATGTTTAACTCTTTGTTGTGTTAAATATTTTTCACCATCTGTTAAAATCAATATAACAAGATTAGTAACAGCATTATTGGTATAATAAGGTATTGACCTTTCTCTATTATATAGATAACTTATCAATCTTTTTGCTGCTTTTCTCATAGTATTAGTATTTTCAACAAGTTTTCTATCAAAATCAGTAGTCATCAAATCAAGAAACACCTTTTTAAGATTAAATTTTTTGAATCCCATACAACCTGTACTTTTTCTTCTATTTTGATTTGTCGGTGATGGTGGTGGTGTATGGTCCCAACTATTCATTCTATTTAATGATTTTGTTTCTGAAAGCATATTAACTGTAGTAAATAACTCGCAACCAACTTGAGATAGAGTTCTACTCTTTCGTTTAACCATAAATTATATGTATTTAAATATAATTTATTTTTTAATATAATACGTAATTATGATTGATATATGTCCATCCTTATGTTTAACATTTTGGGGATTGTATTGTTGCTGTCATTGTTCATTATTTACTTGGGATATATTAGATGAAAATTATAATACAGGACATCATCTAAATGTTTGCTGCACGAATATAAGTAATAAATACAATGAATTATATAAAAAGGTGAAGAGAAAAAGAGGTTATGATAGAGTAGAGTTAGTGATTGAAGAGCCAGAAGAGTTATTACAAGAAACAGGTTTAGATAAAGAATTTCATATAAAATATGATAAGCCTATGAGAACTTTATATGAAATTAATGAGGAAACTAACCCTATCGTCGGGGAGGCATTTTAAATACGCGTTGTCTAAAAGTATCCACCTTTTTTTTACAAACTTTTTTGGTACTCTTAGCCCACGTTGGTGATCTTGGATATAATGCTCTACTATGATTTTCACAATGGCCGTAATAATTATCATTGTATGTTTCATCAATAGCAATAGCCATAGCTATTCCTGGCTTTGGTTTCGATGAGCTTGTAATTATAAATTCACCAATAGTAGTCGATGTACCACCTTTTTTTCTACGAGTTTTTCTTTTTCTTTTACGTCTTCTTCTCTTTTTCTTTGTACGTCTTCTCTTTTTCTTTGTACTTTTTCTTCTACGTCTTTTCTTTGTACTTTTTCTACGAGTCCTTCTTCTTCTTCCTCCTTTCCTAGCACCAAATACCAAGCTCATTGCTGAGCTTATGCCTCTAGCACTAGTCCATATTGAACTAGTGCAACGTTCTTTTCCCATTAACCATTTGTACGCACAATTCATAGCAATTAAAGCAGTCCCAAAAGCCAAAACAGGAACAAACGCTGAACCACCAGTAACAATCGAAGCCAATATAGCGATCCGTACAACCACTATTTCACGATTCTTTCTATAATGGAGCCATGGTACTTTTCTAACGGTTTCTTGTGTATTTTTATCACCAATATCATTAACAACAGTACCATTTATTATACAAACAACTTGACCCTCATTTAAATCACCAGGATTGCCCCCTCGTTGTTGTTTAATTGATGCCGCTTTTCTTATATGGTCCAAGCTTGATGAACCGTCCTTTTCTAATTTATTTGAATAATGGGTTAAAAAATCGCCTAGACCTTTTACTTTTACATTACCATTTTCCTTAATAAATAAATACGAAGTTTTTCCAGGTAAATGAATGAATCCTACTGTGTTATCTTCTACATTATAAACGGATGTGGTTGCTGTTTCTATATCCTTTGGGTTTACGTTATTTATATAAATAGTAAGCTTTCCTTTCTTTATTTCCTGTCCTATTGTTATATCGTGGTCAACTCCTACAATTTTTTTAACTAAATCAAGTGCCTTTTGTCCACTTTTTTTATAACTCGTTCTTTGAATTTCTTTGTTTCCCTGTGTAATTATTTCATCACCTTCACTATTTAAAAAAGAAATAATAGTGTTGTTATAGTTAGTTTCCGAACTTGAAGACACTTGATGGTCGTGATAAAGATTATAACAAATAGATTCAGGATTATCTGTTACTATTTGTTTATTAGTAGGATTTCCTTCAAATAAATCTTGTTGATTTTGTTGATTGTTTTTTATATGTTCTACGTGTTCTTTTTGGAATCGTTTCATAAGATTAACAGCTTTTATAACATTTAAAGCTTTATTCATTTTTTTATTAGGCATATATATATAGTATAGATTTTATCGCATTTTCATATTATCAATGATGTAGAAATAGATGGACCATTGTGCGAAGCTTTTAACATAATTGGCGTGTAATCCTCTATAAAAAGCGGGAATACCACCTTCGGTATGATAAATTTTTTTGATTGCATCAGTAAAACCATTATATTTTGGAACAGTTGAGTCATAATCCTGTAATTGTAGTCTCCTTCTTAATAAATCTGTAGGATAAGTGATAGTTAAAGCCATAATACTAGCTAAACCACCATTTAGAATAGGATATTGTGTGTTATTTTTTTTTAGGAAATCTTGAAAGTAAAATAAAAAGCCACTAAAACTTCCGAATCCTAATATACTAGTTCCTAGTCCTCCATATAAATTTCTTATAGGTGTCTTTCTAAGAACATCGGTTATACCTTTATATTTATTTTTATTGGTTTGTAATGATAAATAACTTCTAGTTGTTTCGAGAGGATAAATTAAAGCCATGCTGATAGAACCCGAAGTAGCTCCAGAAACAAGTTTATTTTCGATCGTTTTATTAATTTCTTTAAAAATCATATAATTTAAGGTGTATTGAGGTGTTCCTCTTACAAGATTTATATAATTTCCTTTCCATAAATGTCTAATACCTTCATTTAGAATAACATCTTTTAAAGTTGAATTAGGAATGAAATGATTTTGTCTTTGTATTCTCCATAACTCGATAGGTGCTGTGAAAGTTTTTGATGCTGCAGAAGAGATGGTTCCTTTAAAGAAATTATCTAAAAGTTCATTGATCATTTCTAATATATATAAAAGAAAATTTAAATCATTTATTAATATATATGTTAAACCTAGGAATAAATAAATTATTTAAAAATATTAATAAAGGAGAAAAAAAATTAGAAAAGAAAATTACTTCTGAAGAATATGAATATCACAATATGATAGTAGGGGGGTTATTATTATTACTAATAATAAAAATATATTTTGATGGTAGTTATAAACATATAATTAAATATTTAATACCTCAACAAAAAGAATTATCATATGTATTATTAGTATTAAGTATTATATTAGTTATTTTTAGTCATAATGAAACATTACAGAAAGCATTAGCACACGCGATGTTTATAATTTTAGCACATTTATTTGTTGAGTCACATTCGTTATCAAATTTGCTGTTATTTAGTCTGATTTCGATGTATCACTTTAATAGTTTAGAAGTAGAATAATTAAATTAATATAAAGAGTTTATGATGATTTATATTAATAATGCCTTTTTATGAAATGGAAGGAGGATTTATAACAAAAGAAGAAACTATGGAAAAATATGTAAAAGAGTATAAATATCTTGTAATAAAAGCAGATACAAGTGTAGAAATATATCCATCATTAAGACGTATACAAAGGGATATATTAGTAGATGCTTCAACAATATCAAAAAAACTCAAAGAAAATGGTGGGGATTATTGTATATGTGTCTCTAAACCAATGAATTACGTATTCTATATAAAAAAATTAGCATAATTGGTCTCTTAAAACCCAACCTTTTTTTCTGGCTAAATATCTATCGTAGCTATTATGTTTTTTATCAATACCTTTACCTGTATCAATTAATCTACGTTTATTTCTAAGTCCATTAACATTACCACCATTCATTAAGAACGTATTATTAGTAGATTGTGTATGTGTTTTATTACCAGGACCACCGGTATTAGTAATTTGTAAATTACTAGGACAATTATTATTAGTTTTAGTAGTTTGATTTTCAGCTTGTTCTTTTGTAACAGCAAGAATTTTTCTACTCACAGTAATTGTGCTTGCTTTTTGTTTATATTTTTTATCATTTAAACGCGGATCTCTAGGTTTAAATATATCTCCAAAACAACTATTATTTAGTGAATAACTCATATATATTAAGAGTGAGATAATAATATAAAATTGATTAGAATGTATAATTATTATTTTAATTAATGCCTACAAAATGTCCTCATTGCTTTAAGGAATATAAGACCGCTTCATCATTTGGTAAACATTTTACAATATGTCATGCTTTGGCGAATGCTGAAAAGAAAACAGAAATACTTGATACATTACAATTGACTAATCTAGTAAGAATGTTGGTAAAAGATAATAAAATATTGAAAAATAAAATAAAAAAAATGGAAAGCATAGGAACAACTAGTAGGAAGATAGATATAATAGGATGGTTCAACAAAAATATGAGAGAAGGAAAGAATTATAAAGAATGGATAGAGACAATAGATGTGGATGAGAAAGCCTTAAAATATGTATTGGAAATGGGTTTCAATAAAGGTGTTATTGAAATAATATTAAATAGTTGTAAAAATGAATGGAATGAAGACCATATACCAATAAGATGTTTTAATGAATTGAAAGGGATATATGTATATGATAAAAAGTGGAGATTAATAACAGATCAAGAATTTAAAAATATTGTTTCTTTGATACAAAGAAAATTATTTATCAAATACAAGGATTATGAAGATAAAATAGATGTGTATGATGTTAATAAAAACGATAAATATTTAAATGATATGAAGATACTATGTGGTAATGGTGAATTTTTGAAAAATAGTAGTGTAATAGAAAAGAAATTTTATAGTGAGATAAGATTATCTGGTAAAAAATTTATAACTCAAAGGATTTAGAAAGATTATGGTATGTGGTAGTATATGAACAAGAATTTATACTGTATTCGACATGGTTTAGCATTGCATAATGTAATGTTTTGGCATATTGGAACAAAAGCATATACAGAATATATGGATACACCATTATTGGATGAAGGCTATAATCAGGCAAATACATTAAAAAATAATTGGGAAGAAATAAAAAATATAGAATTAGTATTGGTTTCCCCATGTATGAGAACACTACAAACAAGCACTAATATATTTGATAAAGTAGGAACAAAAACAATAGCATTGGATTGTTTAGTTGAATATCCATTTGGAGGAAATGATATATGTAATAAAAGAAAAGATAAAAGTATGTTGGAAAGTAATTTTCCTTGGATAGATTTCAATAATATAAGTGAAAAAACAGATTGGCCAGAGAAAGATGAAACAGTTGAAGAGCTAGAAAAACGAATACAAAAATTGAAAGATTATATTAAAACAAGACCAGAAAAAAATATAGCAATAGTAAGTCATAGTTCATATATAGGACAAATGATAGATAAAAAGATAGGAGATGAAAAAAATGAGTTAAAGCATTGTCTACCTTATTTATATAAAATATGACTGTAGGTTCAATAGTTGCTGTAGGTATTATGTTACTTTTTATTGGAGGTGTAGCTTGTCTAGCATTATATGTTAATTTAAGTCAACCTAGTAATCGTGTATGGCCTAGTAGGTAGTGCCTTTTTCTCAGTGCTTATTTTTAAGTGTTTTTTAATACCATTTCAGGTATTTCTATTGTATTATCATCTTTTAACTTTTTTAATGCTCCCTTAATTTTTACTGCTCTTTTTAATTTTTTAGCGGCGTTTTCCATACTTTTACTTCTTTTCAATAATTTATTCACAGGCTCCACTTCAGACTCTTCTTTTGTTTTGATAACAAAATGAATACCAGAGTTACGAAACCCTGGAACATCTTCAAATTTTGTGGTGTCGACTAATTTATCATTACCACCCGGACCGTGATAAATAAAACAAGCCCATATATCATTATCTTTCGTATTTTTTTTTAACCAATGAAATTTAATCATGTGAACAGGATCAGTTGGTAATACTTTTGCTTTTATTGTTTTATTACTGACTTTTCTTTTTATATTAATTGTTACTTTTCCATCAGTAATAGATTTATAATATTGATCAATATTATCTTTCATAAATTTGAGTTTTTCATCGACAGACTTCATTGAAAACCTAGTAACATTTATATTTTCATCAAGTTTAGACATATATTAATTAATAATAAAATATAATTAATAAAAAAGTTAGATTTATTAATTATATTTAAAAGTATTTTTGAGTGAATTCTTTAATAGTGAATATAGGGATGTTAAGTTCCTTGGCTTTATTAAGCTTAGAGGAGTCATGATTTTTATTTTTTACTAATACTAAATGTGTTTTTGAATTAACTTGTTTAGAAACAATAATACCAAATGTTTTGAACTGTTCTTCTAATTTCTTATCTCTAAATCCAGTAAGAACAATTTTTTTACTATATAATGGATGAGCAGTATTGACGTTAGTGTGTTTAACATATTTTAATTTATTTTGTTGTTGAATAACAGTCATAAATTGAACAAACTCCTTGATGTGTGGAACAAATAACATAGCAGTTTTATTTTTAAAACCAGGCAATTCTGCTATATTTTGAAGTTTGATATCATCAGATTCATCAGAAATAAGTATATCAGGATACTTTTCTAATATAGCAGTTACTCTAGACAACCCCATACCTCTTCCTAGTATATTAGTAGCAACGAGAAGTTCTGGTAATGTGGATTTAATAATACATTTTTGAATACTATTGCGAATTTTATTGGCTGTTTTGTCTTTAAACCCATCAACAGTAAGGAAATCATCGATAGACATATTAAGAATATCTTGTACGCTAGTAAAACCAGCATTCATAATTCTTTGAACATTACCTCTACCTAAACCAACAACACCAATATTAACGAAGAATGCGTGGATCATTTTTAATCTTACAGTCATATCATCATTAGGATTTGTAAGAACATAATCGACACCTTTTAATTCAACATTATATTTTTCAGGAGGAGGCTGAATTTCAACAGGAGTTAAGACATTATGAACTTTTGGAATAACATCACCACTACGAATGATTTCAACAACAGCACCAACATCAATTCCATTATTGCGACGATACAATTCATTATGAACAGTTACAAATGTAATAGTAGCACCACATAAATTAACAGGTTTTACTCTTATTTTAGGTTTCAAATATCCATCTTTACTTGGTGACCATATAACTTCTTCGACAACTGTTTGTGCGATTTGGTCATCAGTAATGATTTTGAATGCCCATGCGTGTTTAGGATTGCCTGATATTCTTTCAACAATTCTATCTTGAGTGATGATAATACCATCAATTTCAAATTCATAATACTGTTTCCATCCAAGTAATGCTGATTTTAATGAGTTGAAAGGATTTTTTGAGCGTTTTAATCCTCCTGTAACAGCATGTTCAACGACGTTAAACCCAATTTTTTTCAACATTTGTAGTTGTTCGACAGGACTTCTTAGAGGTTCGATTAATTCATAAGCGACGAATGTTAAGTCTTTAACAACATCAGGATTTACTGATTTTGCGTTTAGAATACCAGATACGAAATTTCTTGGATTAGCGAATTTATCACTATATTTTTCGGCAAATAGTTGTTTTGAAATAAGTATTTCGCCTCTAACACTAATACCAGGATAATTAGGTAGGTTTAAATATGGTGCTAAATGAGTAACATTTTGTCCAACTTTACCATTACCTCTGGTATATAATAATAGTTTACCATTTTCAGTAGAGTATCCCATAGAACAACCATCTAATTTAGCACTGATTACGTGTGTGCCTTTCCATTCTTTTGCTTTCTTATTAACTTTATCTTCTTTTTTGATTTTATCCATAGACCACATTTCATAAGGAAGTTTCATTTTGCGGTCTTCATCAATTTTGATAAGACTATGACCTTCATCAACAACCTTATTTTCAGGATATTGTTCTTTGATTAAATCAATAAGATGATCATATTTAGCATCACTCATTATTGGTTGATTATTATTGTAATAACCAATATTAGCTTCTCTAACTAAGAAAGTAAGCTGTTCTTCAGTATAATCCTCCAAAACATTATTGTTGTTGATGAAGTCCATGACTAATTTATGAAGATTCTGATGTTTTTTCTTTCTAGTTTTATTTTTTCTTTTACTAAAAACTTTAAAATTCTCAGCAGTTTCACGGTCTTCTGGTTCAACCCATTTGATATTTAAGAAGTCGAATATATCTTTCTCATTCTTAAATTTACGGTCTATTTTTGCACCTTTAATACCTTTTTTGAAGGTATATAAACCGTGTTCATTCATAGTATAACCTAATTTCAATGCCTGAGATCTCATAAGTGTATTGAATATTTTACTGCCTGTAAAATATAATACAGCAAAAGGATATTCTTCTTTAGTAGTGAACATGAAATCCAATCGTCTAGCAGGATGTCCCCGCAATTTACCAACTGTTAATGATTTTTTCTTTCCTTTAGACAACAACTCAATAATAATACCATTTTTAACGAGGGCATCAATAAATATGTCGAAAACATTTCTGTTATCATATGAAGATGTGATAATAACATCAATATCTCCGGAATTATCAGCACCTCTACGATAAGAACCAACAATTTCGAAATGAAAATCAGTAGCTATTTTGATTTTACTCATTTTAGTCCGATAATGTTCAATTTCTAACCTAGGAATACGTTTTAAGATGTCTTCATAATATTTTAACCCTTTTTTTTGAACATCATTCAATAAATCGTCTTGATATTCTCTAAGCTCATCAATTGTCGTTACATCATTATTAACAAGTGATACGGCTTTTTTAGGACCAATACCATAAACATTAGTAAATAGGTTTATAGGATCGTTTTTGAAATTTTCAATAAATTTCAATGTTCCTGTTTCCATGAACTCTTTGTATTTGGCTATAGTAGAAGCACCAATGTTCTTAATTGCATTCAATTCTTGAGCATTTTCAATTTCTTTGTTATATAAAATTAAAGCATCAACAGCCCTCTGTGCTGCTTTAGAACCCATAAAATCCCCCTTCTTGGATTTGATGGATTGAACTTTTTCTAAGATTTTGATGAAAGTTGCGTTTTGACTCATGTTATATTTGATTTAAATAAAAAATAATTTTTAAATCAATTTTATATATTTATATAATCTATATGCACCTGGTAATTATAATAGCAGCGATAGTAATTTCTGAAACATTGGCTCAATACTATATAAAACAATATCATGAAATACCTTCAAAATATTATTACTTAATGGGAATAGGATTTTATACTTTAGTAGTATATTTTTTGAATAAATCCTATGACCATACAACAATGGGGATGGCTCAAGTATTATGGTCAGGTTTGTCTTGTATAAGTATACTACTAGTAGGAAGATATTTCTTTGGAGAAAAGGTAGATGCGAATGAATGGATAGGAATGAGTTTAATATTGTTAGGAGTAATAATAACACAATTAAAGAAGAATATGTGGTTGACTAAAGAGTTAAATAAAGAAATAAAATCAATATTTACTCATACTTTTTAAAATAAGACTGTAAAAATTTTTTAGAAAGAAGATTATCAAGATGTTTTTCAGTTTTACTAGTAATTTTTTTTTGTTTATCTTTTTTTACATGAATTTTTTCTGTGATTTTGGGAACAGGATATTTAATCATATTAATAAACGAGATATTAATTATAAATTAATATAACTATAATTAATATATGAAAGAATTATTAGAGAGTCATGGTAAAGTAAAGACAACGATAGATGGAAGAATAGTTCAAGATAAACAATATAAAATAAATTACGATGGAAATAATGTAAAAATGGCTTTATATGATGGTGATACAAATAAATTAGTATTGGGAAGGTTAAGTAACGATGAAATAAAAGATTTATTGGTGAATAAGAATAATAAACAAAGTTTAAAAGACAATTTAGAGAAATTATTACCAAAGAAAAAAGAAAAGAAAAAAAGAAGTACAAAGAAAAATAAAGCACCTAAACGGAGAAGAAAAAGTAAAAAGAGAGGAAGAAAAGGAGAAAATAAGATGTTAAAAGACTTTCTTAACTTTTTTGATTAAAGCATTATAAACTAAAGGATTAATTTTTTTAAGGTTTCCATTTTTTTTATTTATAATATATTTTTGTGCTAACTCTTTTTCCATTGAACCCATATATTTTCTGGATGCATATAATTGAGTAAATTTTAAATCATCAATTCCTGCTGTTTCAATATAAATATGTGGGATTTTTTTAACAAAGTAAATAAATTCGATAAAAATTTCATCGTGTTCAGGAAAAGAAAAAGACATGATTTGACTAGTTTTTTTTTTAAAATATTCAATATGATTATAATTAAAATCACAGCGAAGTTCAAGAGACTTGTTTAAAATTTTTTCCTTAATTTCGGTAGAATTATAAAGAGAAAGAGAATACGACAATTCAATAAAAAATCCCATTTAAATTTACTAAATAAAATAATATTTAGTAAATTTTTACACTTATTAGCATTAAAAAAAATAATATTTTTTGTTTAAAAGCAAAGCGTATATAAGAAATAAAAATATAAATTATAATTAGTTTAGTTAATAAAATAAATAGATATATTATATACAATGGCTAACTTTTGGAAACAACAAAGTGGTGCAAAAAAGAACAGAAATGTGAAGGCAACCAGTGTTTTAATGGAAAAATCTAATTTTTGGGAAAGAGGTTCGAACTTAGAATTATATCATGATAATGATGGTAGTACAACCTATTTGGGTATAGGCACGAATGCTCCTTATAGTAGATTGTCTTTTGGTGATTCTGCAAGACAGCGAAGATTGCCTTATGCTAATAATGGTAATTTTGCTTTATGTGAAAAAAATGATGGTAGTGAAGCGAGTGGTATAGGATTTTATGAACGTTTTAAAAATAATGACCCAACATTAAAAAGATTGTTTACTGGTTTAAAATTTGTAGCTAATAAAGATAATAATAATACTATGGATACATCAGGACAAAACGTAAAAATGTTGCTTCGTGATGATGGTAAATTAATATTAGGTCATGACCCTGATTATACAACAGCATTAGAACCATTTAATATTGCAATGTTTGATGTATCAGGTAATATAAGAACAAGTAATTATATGATTTTAAATAAAGTAGAAACAATAACTGGTTATAAACCACCGGGTGCAATAAGGTATGATGGTTTAAAATTAATATATTTTGATGATGATGGTAGAGATCAGGTTATTAAGGTTGAATCTGATGTAGCAGCAACAGGGGATTGGTCAAGTGGACAAGATGAAGAAGGAAATTTTACAGTATATTTACAGGCTGTTCCTGTAGGTATATTAAGAAATTTATATGATCAGGATTTATTTGAAGCAGAATTAAATGTAGAAGGAAGAATAATAGTGGGAGATCAAGCTTGGATGAAAATTCCAATATTTTCAGGAACAACTATAGTTGATGTATCTGGTGATGGTATATTATCTGTTCAACATAATGTAGGTATTCATACTCATAATCCTAAAGCTATGTTGGATACTAATTTATTGGGTTCTCCGTGGATAAAATGTGGTTTGGATGACGTTGATGTAAGTGGGAATAGTGTAGGTATGGGAAGACAGATAGATATAAAATCAGGTTATAATTTTGTTTTTGGTCAAAATCATACGATTATAGCAGACCCCTCTACTAATTTAACTCATCGGTCTTTCGTAATGGGTTCGGATAATAGAGTTATAGATGGTAGAGATGCAACTATTTTTGGTCAAGATAATTTAATACATAACTCAGCAGATTCATCCGCTAATTTTATTTTTGGAATAAATAATCGTATGTTTGATTGTTCTGCTGGATTTATTGCTGGTGAAGACAATACATTAGGTTATATCGCTGGTGGTAGAGAGTGGTCAGCTTATGCTTCTAGTGCTATGGGTAAAGAAAATTTTGTTTTATCTTATATTTCTCATGCTGCTGGTTATAAAAATACTATCATTAAAGGTAATTATAATACAGCATTTGGAACACATAATGATATTAGTGGAAGTTATATGTCTATGGTTGATGGTTCTGGTAATTATATAAAGGATAGTAGTGGATGTTTTGTTTTTGGTTTTAGTAATCAAATATTCCAAGATACATCAGGTTCTTTGTTATCAGGTATTTCTCATACTGAAACAACAGGAGAATATAATGCTTTATTTGGTAATACACAAACAACATTGCGTTCTAAACAAAATTTAGTTTGTGGTAAATCAAATTCATTAACAGATGCTACTAATAATTTGATTACTGGTAAATCAAATATAGTAAGCGCATCATTAGAAAATATTACTAGTGGTAAAAATAATATTATAACTAATACTAATTCCGCAGCTGTTTTTGGTTCATCTAACACTGTAGTTAATACAACAAATAACACTATTGTATCTGGTGAACAACACCAAGAATCCAATGGAAATAATAACGCACATTTTGGTCGCAAAATTAGTGCTACTTCAACTCATAATAGTATAACTAGTGGTAATGATAATTATATACATACAGGTAGAGAAAGTGTAGTATTTGGTATTTCCAATAATGCTATTAACGTTTATCACTCTATGACTATGGGTAAAGATAATAAGTTAAGAGATACTTCAGGAACCGTTTTACTTGGTAATAATAATGACACTTCAGGTAATGCTGTTAATACATTTGTTTCAGGAAAAAATCATCATGTTAATAGTGGTTCTCAAAATGTAGCGTTAGGTGAAAATTCTCATTTACAATCTTCAAGTAATTCCATATTATCAGGTCTTAATAATATAGCAACTAGCGTTTTAAATAGTATTGGGTTTGGTAATGATAATAATTTAAATACTACTACTAATTCATTAACTAGCGGTGACCAAAATAAATTAAAAAATACATATGCTACTACAGTTATTGGTTCACATAACGATGCTAGTAATAATACAACTAACTCATTTATATCTGGTAGTCATAATAAAGATTATAATGGTCAATATAATGCTTCTTTGGGTAAGTTAAATCACATTAATAATGGTGAAGGCAATTTGGTTTCTGGTTATAATAATACTATAATTGATTCCAGTATGAACACAGCATTGGGTAATAATAATACAATTACAAATAATGATGAATCATTTGTATCGGGTAAAAATAATACATTAACTAATAATAATATAACTTTTGTTATTGGTGAATTAAATAATGTTAGTGGTAATACAGCTCATAGTTTTGTTAGTGGTAAAAGCAATACTATCACAAACACCAAAAGAGATGGTGTATTTGGAGAATCTCACGATATTAGTGGAACCATTAATACCTTCACTAGTGGTAAGGATAATACAGTAACTAGTGTTACTAATGGTAGTGTTATTGGTATAGACAATATAGTTAATAATTCAACAACACCATTTGTTGATGGTAGTGCTAATATTGTAGACAACTCCATGTTAATGAAAGTGATAGGAACTGGTAATATGGTGACGAATACAAATTATTCTATGGTAAAAGGTAAAGATAATAAAGATTATAATGGAATTAATAATACAGTATTTGGTGAAACACATGATATTAGTAATTCATCGTATGTATTTGTAAATGGTTATGACCATACTGTTTTATCAGATGAAAACTCAGGCGTTATGGGCAAAGAAAATATACTAACACAAAATACAACCTCTTTTGTTACTGGTGAAAAAAATCAAGTTAAAAATAATGAATCTGTATTAGTTACTGGCGAAAATAATGATGTTAGTGGAAATACAAAATTTTCTTTGACTACAGGTGTTACAAATAAAGAAAAATCAGGATATGCTAATTTAACAAGTGGTGAAGTAAATGATATTAATAATGAAAAAATAACCATCACTAGTGGTTGGAAGAATACAGTAAAAGACGGGTCATACAATCAAGTATTTGGATATCAAAATACAAGTAATACTAACACACAATCTTTTATATCTGGTAAAAATAATAGTTTGTCTAATAATGTTTCCACTTCTACTTTCGGAACACAAAATACGTCAAATACAAATACTAACAGTATGATAGTTGGTGATACTAATAGTTCAACAAGTAACGACTATTCATTTGTAAATGGTAAAACTAATAATACTAGTAGTTCTACAGGTGTTATGGTTTCAGGATTAAGTAATACTACTACTAGTGAAACACAATCTCTTATTATGGGAAAAGACAATACTGTATCTTCAGGAACATATAATACCATATTGGGATTGAATAACAATAGCAACACAAACACATCATCATTTGTAGCAGGTAAAAATAATAATCTTGAAAACAACACCACTGTAGCTGTTTTTGGTTCTAGTCATGATATAAGTGTAAACAGTGTTGATAGTTTAGTATCTGGTAATCAAAATAAAGAAACTACAGGTAAAAATAACTTAACTTATGGTAAAACAAATGTTTCTATAACTAGCGAAAATACAGTTATTGGTGGATTATCTAATCTTGTAAATACCGGTAAAAATAGTCAGATTGTAGGTGAAATTAATAAAATGATTACGATAACTAACAGTTTAGTCTCTGGTTACGATAATAGTGGTAATATACTAGTTAGAACAAATGTTGCTGGAGAATCTAATTTAATAAGTAATACTATAAATACTATTGTTCAAGGTAAAAACAATCAAGTATTTAGTGATAATTTGAGTAATGTGAATGGGTTTAGTAATGAATTAAATACAACAACTGGTATATTAGTAGGTGGTGATAATAATAATTTAAGTAATACAAAAAGAGATTTAGTCCAAGGTAAAGATAATACTATAATAAATAGTAATGATAGTGTAATAGTAGGTGAAAGTCATAGTACAACAAATAGTGATAGAATGGCTATATTTGGTAATAATCAAACGTTAAATGGTTCAATGAATTCTATTATAAGTGGTAATACAAATAGTGAAACAACAGCTGATAATAATACTATTGTTGGTCATTTAAATAGTATAACATCAACCTCAAATACAATTGTAAGTGGTAAATCAAACACTGTAAGTGATTCTAGTAATTGTGAAATTGGTGGTGATGGAAATACTATTAATAATGGTGATAATAGTATTGTTTCAGGTAAAGGACATAGTATAACTGATTCGTCAAATGTGTTAGTATTTGGATTAAGTAACCAAGTGCAAACGAATAGTTTAAATTCATTGGTCTCTGGTAAATCACACGTTGAAACAACAGGGTCCAATAATGCTTTGTTTGGTGAAGAACATGAAACAACATCATCAGAAAATACACTATCAACGGGTAAAAACCATACTATAAATACAGGAAAACAATCTATTATAAGTGGTAAGGATCATACCATTAATACAGCAACGAATGTTATAGTTTCAGGTGAATCTAATAGTGTAAGTAGTTCTACAAATACAAATGTAATGGGTATTTCATTAAGTGCGACAAATGATAATAATTCATTTTTAACTGGTAAATCGAATAGTGAAAGTGGAGGTAATCAAAATGCTGTATTTGGAGAATCTAATTCAACCTCGAATTCAACAAATGTATTAGCAGGTGGTAAATCAAATATAATAAATAATAGCGAACGAAATGTAACATATGGTTTATCAAATAATATAACGAATGTGGTAGATAGTTTAACATTAGGTGAAAGTAATACTGTATTGGATGTAAATCATTCAGCTGTTATAGGTATTTCACACGATATAAGTAGTAATACATATGGAAGTTTATCGGTTGGTAATAGTAATAAAGAATGGAAAGGAAGATTTAATATTACAGGCGGTGAAAGTAATCAAACAGTAAATTCATCAAATATGACTATTGGTGGTATATCCAATAAAATGGTAGATGGTAGTAATAATGTATTACAAGGTAAAGAAAATAATTTGAAAAATGTTTATAATAGTAGTGTTGTTGGTAAGGAACATTTAGTGACTAATAATCAACATACAGTAGTATCAGGTTGGAGTAATACCGTTCGAGGCGAAATCAATAATTTTGGTGTTTTATTAGGAGAAACGAAAGGAAGTGTTGTTTCTGGATATAGTAATACCGAAACAAGAGGTTTACATAATGTAATATATGGTCAGAATAACACAAGTAATTTATCTGTAGATAGTCAGGTAGGTGGAAAACAAAATCAATTAAATGTAGCAAATAGAACATTAACGAGTGGTATATTAAATCAAATAACAAGTTCTAATGATACATTGACTATTGGTAGAAGTAATGTGTTAAATAATATTGACCAAACAACAGTATTAGGACAACAAAATGATATAAGTAATAACACAACAAATTCACTGATTAGTGGTTTATTAAATAAAGAAGGAAGAGCAAAAAATAATGCTACTATTGGTGAGAGTAATACTATTGTGAATGTTGAAAGTTCGATTACAACAGGTATTACAAATACAATGAAAGATAGTAGTTACAATGCTGTATTTGGTGAAACAAATGTTATAAATTCAACAATAAAATCCTTGATAGGTGGTAATGATAATCAAATAGCAAATGTAGAATCAGTAGCAGTATTTGGTGGACATCATGGTGTATCACAACAGACAAAGAATAGTTTAATAGCTGGTAGAACAAATCTAGAGAAAGCGGGTTTAAATAATGTTATTGTAGGTAATATTAATGATGTAACAAGAGAAACGAATAGTTTTGTAACTGGTAGAAATCATACTATATTGGATGGATCGCAAAATATAATTTCAGGTGATTCTCAAAATGTAGATACATTGACTAATAGTATGCTTATTGGTAAATCAAACATAGTAAATACTATACAAAACAGTAGCGTAATTGGAGAAAGTAATGATTTAAGTAATAATGTATTAAATTCTTTGACTATGGGTAAAGAAAATAAAGGTGGTAAATCACAGAATACAGCTATATTTGGTTATAGAAATAATACACAAGAAGATGAAAATGTATTAATCAGTGGAAATAGTAATAGTACAAAGAAAAATAAAGCTTCAACAATAATGGGAACAACAAATAGTGTAGTAGATTGTAGTGATTCGTTTATTATGGGAGAGAATCATAATGTATTTTCCAATGGAAGAGTGGTAATTTATGGTGAATATAATGATATGTCGGGAAATACAATAAATAGTATGGTTCAAGGACGACATAATTATTTAAATAAGCTAATTAATAGTGCGATATTTGGAGAAAACCAAGATATTAGCGATTCTACAAATTTATTAGCCCAAGGTAAAGCGAATGTTGTTTTAGACACCAACAATTCAGTAGTCGTGGGGAAAGAAAATAAATTAGAAGATATAGATGAAGTTGCTATTTTTGGTTCAGAACATGATGTTAGCGGCTCAACTATTCATTCACTTGTTTCAGGATACAAGAACAAAGAAAATAATGGCGATTACAATGCTACATTTGGAACCTTAAATGATGTGAAAAATTCAAAAGCAAGTGTTATAACAGGTAAATCAAATAAAGATACAAATGGAAATCAATCTACTATTATAGGTAGTTTTCATCAGGTTACAAGTTCAACAAATACATTAACGCAAGGTATGCAAAATACTGTAACATCTTCTAGTCAATCTGTTATAATGGGTCATATACATAGTGAAAGTAATGGTACAAATAATGTATTAATGGGTTATAATCAAACGGTTTCAGGTTCTAATAATAATTTAGTTACAGGCAAAGAAAATACTGTGATTAATAGTTCAAAATCATTAGTTACTGGACATGATAATAAAGAAGAAGAAGGGGATAATAATTTTGTTATAGGAACGAAAAATGTATTATATGATAATTCAGGTGCGATAATTGGAGGTGAAGGCAATATCGCGAGGTTAAATAATTCAGTAATGGTAATGGGGTTAACAAATGATATTAGTAATAGTTCTGTATATAGTATTGTAGGTGGAACAAGTAATAATGTAAATAAAGGTCATAATGGATTAGTAGTAGGTAAATCAAATGATTTAAAAAGAGGAATAAATACAGTTTTATTTGGTGAATTACAAAATGTAGTAGATAGTTCAAATGTAGTAATTTCAGGAGAATCAAATAAAAATACGAATGATAAAAATGTGTTGGTTTCGGGGAAAATCAATGACTTATCTGGAAATAATGTATCAGTGGTTTTTGGTCTCGAAAACACTGTAGTAACTACAAATAATGGTTTAGTGTCTGGTTATTTAAATAAAGTGGTAGATGGTTCCAACAATGTAGTATTTGGTTATTTACATGATGTAAGCGGAAATACACAAAACACAGCAGTATTTGGTAATAAAAATAAAGAATACAATGGACTACAAAATATTATCGGCGGTAATGAACAAGATATAAGTGGTAGTGTAAATATATTAGTTATTGGTGAAAGTAATAAATTGAGAAGTGAGAAAAATAGTTTGAATGTAGGTAAACAAAATGATACAAATAATAACAAAGAAACATTAATAGTAGGTTTAACCAATACAGTGAGTAAGGATAATCAATCTTTTATAATGGGAACATCAAATAATACAAGATTTAATACTAATAATGCTGTATTTGGAAATCTACAAGATATAAGTGGTGGAACAAATTTATTAGTATCGGGTAAAAGTCATCAAGTTGAAGGTGGATTGAATAATATGGTAGTTGGAAGTGATAATATTGTGACCGATTGTAGTGATGTAATCATATCAGGTTCAACACATACAGTATCAGATTCCAAACAAAGTTTTATAAATGGTAGACAGAATGTTGTGAATAATATTTATGCTGGAATGGCTTATGGTGTGATAAATAGTTTAAAATCATCTGATAAATCGTTAATAGGTGGTGCAGGCAATAAAATAGAAGGAGGACATACAAACGTTGCGTTAGGTCAATCAAATGATATAAGCAATTCAATAATAACAATGGTTTTTGGTCATTCGAATGTAATAAAAAATAATAGTAATGAGTCGATTGCATTAGGTAGATTAAATACTATAGACAGTGTAAATCATGGTATAGCATTAGGTTATAAGGCGAGTGTGAGTGGCGATACAAGATTAGCTCTAGGTTCTGAAGAGGTGGATGGTAATATATTAACAGTGAATAAACATGGTGATATGTTTTTAGGAAGACATTTGTATTCAGATGTGGATGAACATAAAAATATATTTACTGATTTGACTACAAGTACAATAAATATAGGTGGTGACCATAGTAAAACATTTATTGGTGGAACATTAGAAGTTAGTGGGAATATGATTGCGGGAATAGATGAAGATAAAGAAATATTTACAGATGTATCAACAAATAGGATAACAATAGGTGGTGGTTCTTCAACCGTGATTATAGGAGGGGATTTGAGAGTGAATACAAATATATTAAGTCAAGAGGGTTCAGCAGATGAAGATAAATATATTTGGACGGATGTATCAAGTAGTAATATTTATATTGCTGGTTCATCAAGTAAATTGTGGGTAGGTAATGATTTGGAAGTAGCAAATGATGTAATTATGCAAGGTAATTTGACTGTAAGAGGAACAAGAACATTTATTCATACTAGAAATATGGATATTAGTGATAATGTGATATTGTTGAATAAGGGAATAGGTCAGAATGCGAATGCTAATTTTTCATCAGGTTTTACTATTTTAAGAGATAGTAGTAATCAATTTTTAGGATGGCATGAACCATATAGTAGTTTTGTATTATGTAATACGACATACGATGGAACTGGTGAGACAGTAGGAATAGGAACAAAGAGTAAATTATGGTTAGATAATATTCAAACAGATAATGACTTGAAATTAGGTGGTCATATAACAACAGTTGAAGAAGAAGATAAAAATGTATGGACAGATATATCTGCTAGTACGATAACTTTTGGTTCAAGTCAAACAAGATTTAAATTTGATTCTAATAATACTCTAGTAATACCATCAGGAACAACAGGACAAAGAATATATGATGAATTGGGAGCAGTAAGATATAATAAAGATACGAATAATTTTGAAGGATGTGTTCAACAAAATAGTCCAGCAGGTTGGAGAGAGTTAGGAAGTGTAATGGATATTGATAAGGACACGTATATTAGTGCTGAAGATAGTCATCAGATAGATAATGATCAATTAAAGTTTGTAACAGCAGGTATTGAACGAATGAGAATAGATGAATTAGGTAGAGTAGGTATTAGAGTAAATAATTCTCCGATAGGTTTATGGGTAGGTGGAACGGATGCTATTCATGTTCCAGTAGGAACAACAGTTCAAAGACCTTCGCCAGATGATGATACATACTTAGGAATGATACGATATAATAGTCAGGAAAGATTATTTAAAGGTGTTAGTGTAGATTCATTTGGAAATAGAGCGTGGGTTAAATTAACACCAGGTGCTCCAGACGTAGATAATCAGGGTAAAGTGATTACAGGTTCTCAGGTGGAAGGAACAGCTGTAGTAACATATTCCGATAGAAAGAAACGACATGTTTTATTTCAATCAGGGAAACATGCAATAGGATTAGATGTAAGTGGTAGTCATGTTCAAGCAAATGTGATAGTAGATATAAGTGATAATGGTGCGATTAGAATACCAAAAGGTTCAACATTACAACGACCACCAACAAATGGTGCTTATCCAAATAATTATTTTGGTTATATTAGATTAAATACTGATACGGCTTATAATCAATTTGAAGGTTATAATGGAAGTGAATGGGTAAGTTTCGATAAAATGATAGATTATGATAGAGATACTTATATTGAAATTGATAATACATCGAGTCCAGCAACAGGAAATGATGATGTGATAAAACATTATGTGGGTTCGCAACATCCAATTCCAAATCCAAAATTAGTTTTTACAATGGATAAATTTAATGTTCATGTGTTGGATGGTTATGATAAAAAGATAACAATGAATGTGAATGATGGACATATCGATATGAGTGGTAATTTAAAGATAAAACAAAATATAATGTCGCATTTGGATGCTAATAAAGATTTATGGACAGATGTAACAACAAGCAATATTACAATTGGTGGAGCAAGTAGTAAAGTAATAACAGGTGGTGATTTACAAGTAAATACGAATATATTAGCTGGTGTTGATGAGAACAAAGAAATATTTACAGATGTTGCGGGTAGTAATATTAAGATAGGAGGCACAAATAGTACGGTAATGATAAGAAATGATTTACAAGTTGATAATAATATAATAGCAGGAACAGATGAACATAAAGAGATATTTACTGATGTAACAAGTAGAAATATTACCATAGGTGCGGAGGGTTCAACAACAGTTATTGGTGGTGATTTACAGGTGGATACAAATATTTTAGGAGGAACAAATGAAAACAAAGAGATATTTATGGATGTTGGTAATGGTGGAAAGACAATTACTATAGGTGGAAGTGCAGCAACCGTAATAGCAAATAATAATTTCCAAGTAAATGCGGATATAACAGCGGGTGGTAATAATCATAAAATGATATATGGTGATGTAACAAGTAAAACGATTACATTAGGGGCTGTAGGTTCAACGACAGTTGTAGCAGGTGATTTACAGGTGGATACAAATATTAAAGGTGGTTCTCAAGAAGATAAGGAAATTTTTACAGATGTTACGAATAATCACAATATTACAATTGGTGGTGGTGGAACCACTACAGTAATTGGAAATAAATTAAAAGTTACATCAGATATTATTTCAGCAACCAATACTACAAAGAAAATATTTGCTACTAATGTTACAGATAGTAATGTATTAATAGGTGGTAATGCTGGTAAAGTTCAAATTAATCATGATTTGGAAGTTACAAGAAAGATAGTATCAAAAACAGATACAAATAAAGAGATTTATACTGGTGTGGATAATGATGTAGAAATAGGAGGTTCAGGTGGTACGGTGACGTTAGGAAATGATGTAAATATTAAGAATGACTTGAAAGTATATAGAAAGATTATATCGGATCAAGATGAAGATAAAGAGATATATACAGATTTGGTTGATGGAAATATAATGATAGGTGGTTCTGGAACAGCAAGTAAAGTGGTTGCAAAACAACATTTCCAAGTAAATGCTGATTTAATGGCTGGTTCAAATAGAGCAGCCAATATATATACCGACATAGGAACAGATACGATTACTATTGGAGGATTGGGTGGTTTAATAAAATTAGGTAATAATGTAGAAGTAGGAAATGATATTACCGTAAAACATGATATTTTGACTGATGCTGATGAATCAAAAGATATATTTACAGGAATAACATCAGAAAAGATAACTATTGGTGGTGTTAATGGAACGGATAAGAGTACAGTAGTTGTTGCTGGTGATTTACAAGTCAATAATGAAATTATTGGTAATAATAATGAAGTGAAAACAATATTTGCTGATGTTCAAAATAGTGATATACAAATAGCAAATTTTGGAACAAAAACAACAATAAAGGGACAATTACAGTGTGAAAGAGATATAACATCAGATATGGTAGAAGATAAAAGTATTTTTGCGAATATGGGTGATAAAAAATTAACTCTAGGAGGTGGTTCAACAACTATAAATATTCCGGGAACATTAGAACTTAGTGGTAATATAGTAACACAAATAGATGAAGATAAAGAAATATTCAAAAATGTGAATGTGAATAATATCATAATAGGTGGAACGACTAGTACAGTAAAAACAACTAATGATTTACAAGTTGATGGATTATTGAAAGCTGGTGGAAACATAAATAAGGCAATTTATACTGATATTACTTCAAATATGTTGACTATAGGAGGTAAAACAGAAACAGCAACATCAACACCCGGAACACAAACAGGTGGTAGTATAATAAAATTAGATTCAACTAATTCTGTAATAATACCATATGGAAAAACATCACAAAGAACAACAGCGAAGGGAGCTATTCGTTATAATAGTGAAACTCTTATTTTCGAAGGTAGTGATGGAATAAGTTGGCAGAAATTTGGAGATGTTGTTGATATTGATAAGGATACTTTTATAAATGCTGAATCTGCTCCTGGACAAGACGAAGATAGATTATTGTTTGTAACGGCAGGTAGTGAACGAATGATTATTAAAAATGATGGTAAAATTGGTGTAAATACTCAAACACCTACAGAATTATTTGATGTTAGTGGAGTATTACAAACCATAGATTTTAAAGTTGGTTCTATTACATCCAATACAACAAGTGATATAGTATTGAAAAAATCTATTGTTCCAGAAACAGATAAAACATTAAATTTAGGTTCGGTAGATAAAAGATTTAATGATATATTTGTAGGCGAAGGTTCAATGTGGGTAGGAGATAAACACAAAATTGCTGTTAGTAATGATGGAGTAATGAGATTAAGAAAAAGAAATGTAGCGGGTGTTCCATTTAGTATAATTACAATTTATCGTTCAACACCGGGTAATTCAAATGCGACGGCAACAACAGTTGAAAATGATGTATTATTTGTAACTGGTAAATCAGATATTGGTGATGTTACTATGGGTGAATATTTAGATTATGCAGAGGGTAAAACAGGAAATAGACCAACAATAGATCAAATTTTTAGAGAAAATGCCGAAGATTATGATGAAGATATGCCGATAAATACTTGGTTAGAAAAGAATGATAAAATTTATTCTTTAAAACATATTGGTATAGGAACAGAAGACCCAGATAGTATTTTTCACGTTGTTGGTGATGCTAGATTTGATGATAATATAATATCAGGTTCAAATCAAAATAAACAACTTTTCTTTGATGTATCTACAAATAATATAGAAATTGGAAGTGTAACAAGTAAAACAAAAGTAAGAAACTTGGAAATCTATCATAATGTTACTTCAAATGGAAATAGAGCAAAGGAGATATTTACTGATGTATCTACAAATAGAATAACAATTGGTGGTAAATTAAGCACAGTAGTGGCTGGAGGTCATTTGGAAGTAAGTGGTAATTTCTTAGCAGGTAGTGATGAAAATAAAGAATTATTTAAAGATGTAATAAGCAAGGAAATCAGTGTAGGAGGTAATAGTAGTAATGTGGTAATAAGTAATACAATGGATGTGACTACTAGAATGGATATTAACCATATAAGATATTTAACTGGTGATTCTACGACAGGTGAAATTCAAATGACTGCTAATAAAGTTGTATTTTCTAATGATATACAAGTTGATAACAATATAATAGCTGGAACAAATGAAGATAAAGAAATAATGGTGGATGTATCAACAAATAGAATAACTATTGGTGGAGTAGAAAGCACTGTTGTTGCGGGTGGACACTTGGAAATAAGTGGAAATTTATTAGGAGGCAGTAATGAAGATAAAGAAATATTTACTGATGTAACAAGTAAAAATATTACTATTGGAGGTCTAGAAAGTAAAGTAATAACTGGTGGACATTTGGAAGTAAGTGGAAATATAATAGCAAATAATGATGAAAATAAAGATATTTTCTTTGACGTATCAACAAATTATATTAGATTTGGAAGTGGAACATCTATAGCCAAATTCAATTCATCAAATTCTATTGTATTACCAGTAGGAACAACAGCAGAACCTACATTAAATAAAGGTGCTATAAGATATAATAATGATAGAAGTAGATTTGAAGGTTGTACGGGTTTAAAATGGATTTCTTTGGAAGGCGTAAGAGATGTTGATAATAATACTTATATAGATGCTGAATCAGCACCAGAAGCAGACGAAAATCGATTGATGTTTGTGACGGATGGAAATAATAGAATGGTAATTGACCATTCGGGAAATCTTGGATTAGGAACAATAACACCAGCAGCAAGATTTAATGTATCTGACATATCTAATAATGATAGAGATGGTTTAATGCTTTCAAACAATGCAGGTAATTCGGTTACATTTAGAGCGAAAGCAAGTGACTTTAATGATACAGAAAACAATGAAATTTTATCATATAGTGATACTGGTAGAAACATAATAAGATTAAAACCTAAATCATCAACAGGATATGGAGTAATAAGCTTAGATGATAAAGTAGGTTTTGGAACAACAAATCCTTCTCAAAAACTTCATGTATATGATGGTAATTTATTAGTAACACAATCTGGTACAAAGAAAAATGCATTAATTATAAATCCAAATAATCATGCCAATGGTGTAGATATAGAAGTATTTCAAGATGATGATTCCACAATTAAAAAGAAATTGTGTTTAAATCCTTATGGTGGAAATGTTGGTATAGGTCAATATAATCCTACCGAAATCTTAGATGTATCTGGTAATATGGTAGTTCGTAGTGTAAGTAGTGTAAAAACTACAACAAATGCTACACCAGAAATAGGAACAACGTCAGCACATCCATTTTCTATAGCTGCAAATAATATAAAAGCGATAACAGTAGATACAACTGGTAAAGTAGGAGTGGGAACAGAATCGCCAGACGCACCTTTACATATAACAAAATCAACAGCAAATGGAGAATATGTGAGAGTGGTAGACCCATCAAACATAGGATTAACAGCATCATTGGATACAAGTGCTAATGATACAAAAGTTAATTTAGGTATTAGATGGTGGAATTCAGGAACACCACAACAAGTAGATGACGCATTAGTTTTAAGAAATGTAAGTGGAACTAATTATGTTGGTATAGGAACAAATGTTCCAGACAAAAAATTAGATGTAGTAGGTGATGCTATTATTAGGGGAGATTTAACAGTATCAGGAACAAGAACGTATGTTAATACTAATAACTTGGATATATCTGATAACGTAATAGTATTAAATAGAGGCATAGGTTCAAATGAAAATACAAATGTTTCTTCAGGTATTTTGGTGAAAAGGCATGGAAATAATCAATTTATGGGTTGGGATGATATTGAAAGTTGTTTTGTATTAGGTGAAACAACAGAAGACGGTTCAGCGGATCCATCAGGTGTAGTTTTGTCGAGTAAAAGTAATTTAAAATTGAAAGATATGAATGCTGATAATATAGTATCTACTGGAACAATAACAGGAAATAATATTACAGGTGCAAACACTGTATTGGAAGTATTGAAAGTGAATGGTAAAACACCAACAACACATAATAAAACAGTTACTGTGAATAGCGGAAAGTTTTATATTGATGGTGATATAATACCAACATTATCATTTTTAAGAGGAGATACATATGTATTTGACCAATCAGATTCATCAAATTCAACACACCCTCTAAAATTTAGTGTTACTAATGATAATTCAGGTAGTGTAGAGTATACAACAGGTGTTTCAGTATTAGGTTTAGCGGGGTCAGCGGGTGCGACAGTAACAATAACAGTATCAAGTGATGCTCCAGATACATTATATTATTATTGTGGTAATCATTCTAATATGGGCGCTAATATTACATTAACATCGCCTCCAATTGCAGCAGAAATAGTAGATTTGAGTGCTAATAAATCAACCATAAAGGATTTAGTCGTAACAAATGATTTAAGTGGAAATAAAGCAAAGGTGATAGATTTAAGTGCAACAACAATAGAAGCAACTAGTGATATAGTATTACCAAATCCATCAACAAGCGATCCTCAATTTAGTTTAATGAATTTATTGGGACCACCAGGAGGAATAACAAGCACTGGAACTTCGCAAACAGCAGTTCATATTGATGTAGATATTAATCAAATTAAAAGATATCATGTGGGTTTTACACCAGATAAGCTTCCTATGGTTACAAATTTGAATTTAAAATTAACCCATAATAATGGTGGTTCAATAACAACATTAATGGATAAAGCTGTTCCAGGGAGTTTGATTACTCAGTTTGAAGATTTAACAAAAATAAGAATAAGTAAACAAAATAAAGCAGATACATTTAGTGGTGGAGTTGTTTCTGTATATCGTGTGACTGGATTAACAAGTGGACAAACTTATGAATTAGTTTTATCTTTCTCAAATTATCATCCAAATAAAACTGAAACAACATTAACACAAAATTTGTTTGTAACAGTTGCTACAGCACCAGCTGTTCAAAATACAATAACAGTGAACTATCCTATTAATAATACACAAGGTTCAACAAGTTCAACTGTTTATTTAGTAGGAAATAATCCAGAGATTGGAGCAAATTGGGAAATGCCTAGCAATACAGATGGTGATGTAGATAAATATTATATTGAGTATGAAATAATGAATTCTTTATCAGATAATGCTACAGGAACACCGGTAATAAAACAAATACCAGAACCAGTAATAAATAATATAACTTGTGTAACAACAACAAGTCAACTTAATGTAGTGAATTCAAAATACATATTTAATAATGGTTCAACATATGATTCTAATGAACAATTTGGACTATACAATGGAACATATACAATTACAAATATACCATCAGGTCATCCTGTAGCTATTTTAAATGATAGTAATTCAAATATAACATATACAGGAGATGCTAGTAAAAAGTCTGTTAAATCTGTAAGTGGAACAACAAATGATGGTATTTATGATTTTTACTATGGTGATATAACAGTAACAGTAACAGGTGATTTTGGAACGGTAAGTGTATATTGTTATTATCATGGTTATATGGGAGGAGAAAACTTATTGACTTATTCAAATACTTGTGCTAGTGATTATATTGGACCATACTACAGTGTTCCATCAAATGTTTTGAGTTTAACATTAGGAGATGGAATTAAATATGGTGCGAAATATAAATATAGAGTAAAAGCAGGGAATGATGCTGGAGCAACAGCTGAATATGGAAATTATACAGAAGCTCAGTTTTATACCGTAGTTCCATCACTGCCTCCAATTTCTAGAATCGATAATATTTCAATAAAACCAACAAGTTGGACATCAGCGCAACAATATGATATAATAGATGGTTCAGCCTTTTTCGGAGGAACAGATAGTATGTATGCTAGTTGGAATGGGTCGTCCTTTACGGATTATGATGATACAGAAAGAAAATTATTAAGACAATCATATTTTTCTAGTAATACATTAGACTTATTGGATATTTCAGGAATAAATTGTTCAACTACAGCTGGTCAAAAACCGACCGCACAGGTTCAATATATATTTGAAGCAAAACTATGGAATGGAACAAATTGGGGAAATGCTGGTTCTATAACGTATAGTTCAATAACAGATAGATCCGCTGGACAAACGCAAAGTGTAACAAGTGGTGCATCTAGATTACAAGTTAAATTAGTAGACCAACATCCAAATGAAACAGCATCACATAAAACAGGACATTGGTTGAAAGCAGAAATAACAAATATTAAATTTCAAATTCCAAATTCTATTACTTTTGGTAAAATGGCTGTTCAAGCAAATGTTCCTGGTGTTCAATCAGGATTTGATTACGCATCAGTTGATTTTGCTACAGACGCTATGAATACTAGCCCAACGATAACCAATGTTGGTGCTAATACAACTTGGATAGGAATTGAAGCAGGAGCATCCGTAACTTGGATATGTGGTGTGGCTAGTTTAAATTCCGGAACAAAGATAGTAGTTCAATTTAAAGCAGAGAATTTGGCTAGTTCAGCAGCTGGTTATTATAGAGGAGATTATAAACAACTTGGATTAACATCGGCGATAACAAATGATGTAGAAGTATTAGGTGATGATGGAACATATGGTATTGCCGCGTCATCAAGTAATTCAGGTAATGAAATAGAATATACAAGTTTTACATATAATGATTTCACTATAGGAGGAACAGTAGGAGCATTAGGAGAAAATGTTAGTTTTGATATAACAGCATATAATATTCACGGTTCGACAATAGTAACTAAACAGAAAAAAATAATAAGGGACTTAGCATCAATTAACAGTGGATTACATGGTAAAAGATATAAATCATGGAGTGGTTCATTAGCACATAACAATATTGCTGGAACAGCAGTAGCATTTGATGATACAATTGCTTTAGAAAGTCAAGAATTATTATTCTTTGGTGGTGAATTAACAACAAATAATTCAGATTATAAAGATTATCGTGTATTATATAATCAACAAATTAATAATAATACAATAACCAATACTTCTGTTACAAATACAAGTTGGCTTGCTAATTCAACCTCTTACAGATATGCTTTATATAAATTACCAAATACAGTTCATTATGCAGGAACAGGTTCATTTGGAATTAAATTTACAACAGATGGTGATGGTAATGCGTTTTCAACTGGAAGCGGAGTTGAAAGTGATTTTGAATTAAATTTATTGTTGCCTTCAATGATAAATGGAGGAACACCATACTGGTTTAATGGTAATGAATACTATCAATCAGAAGCTACAAAAAATACTGGTACTGGAAGTGATGGAGTCACAGGATTGGGTATATTTGATAGTAAAACTAGATTAAATAGTTATACTACATTTAAAGTAACGCCACCAGTTCCTCAAACAACCGCACAGCAAGTAAATGATATTTGGATACGCGTAGGATTTAAAGCAAATAAAAGTATTAATATAAGTAATATTGAATTAGTATCTACAACCTAATATAATAATTAATAGATAGTTCTTTTTTCTTAGTGCTTAATTTATAGTGTTTTTTTCTTTGTATAATAAATTAATTATTTATAATTAATATTATTAATAATTAATATATGACTTTTAATTACAATAATGAAGTAATAGATTTATTATTAAAAAAAAATTTAGGTTCATCATATACAACATCAAGTTTAGTATCAGGACAAGAAAATCAGATATTAGAAAAATTTCATAATTTACAAGTTTTCTTTGATACGATAACAGATAAGAATGAATCGGCGTTTACGTGGAGTTCAGCAACAAATGTAACGGGTGGTGGTACAGTAAAAACATTAGATAACGTAGCTGGTGAAAGTAATCCAGGATATTTTACACATATAAAAAAATATGAAAACATACCTATGACTTCAATACCAGGAACAGAATATCGTGGTTGGAAACCAACAAATGATGAAATGAAAGATAAATTTGAAAATGTGATATTGGGAAAGAGTAATTTTGATTTTATAATATCGAGTAATATAACTAGTTTTGAAACAATATATAATTCAAGTAGTGCTTTTAAACCAGTAATAAATAATGGAGTATTAATATTTTTAGGTAATGTTAAACCAGAGGGAAATAATACAATTACGATGAAAGAAGTATATATTGTGGATGGTTATTCAGGAACTTTTGCGAATGTCCAATTAAATGATATAGCAGATATAAGTAGTTCAAACCCATTAGATAAACAACCATTGATATTTGATGGTGCAACACAAAAATGGACAGAAGGAAATATAAAATTTGATCATTTTCCAATACAGGGTTTAGGTGATTTAGATGATATGGATACAACATTAGTAGTTCCAAATGATGGTATATTTTGGAATGGATTTGATTGGAGTTCAAGAGTATTAGTCCATTTAATGAATCATTTTTCAGATATAGATACAACCGAAGAATTTATTAGAAATTCAACATATAATAATAATAAATATCCTTTATCATTAGTTTATGATGATATATCTGGTAATTTTAAAGCTAGACGATTACAATTTCCAGTAACATCAATAAATGATATAAGTAATGTAAATACATCAACAATTGTTCCTCAAAATAATCAAATATTAGTTTGGGACGATGGATTTGAGGAATGGGTTGCTGATAATGTATCAGAACCAATAAATCATTTAATGGATGTATCGGGATTAAATATAGCAGGTATAAAAGAAGGAGAGGGTATAGTTTTAGATCCATCAGGTGGAAATAAATTTATAGTAAAAAAAATACCAAGAAGAATAGATTCAATAAATAGTTTAATGGATGTAAATATATCTGGATTGAGTACACAAATACCACAATGGAGTCAAATATTAAAAATGGAAGCGAGTGACGAAGCAATAAATGATAATTTTGGTAGTAGTGTGGCTATGAATAGTGAATATATGTTAATAGGTTCATATAATGCGAATGGTATTTCATTAGCGGATGTAGGTAAAGTATATGTTTGGAAGAAATCATATGTATCTTTTTCTGAATATCAAACATTAGCACCGAATATTCAGGGTTCAGACATGAATTTCGGTAGTAGTGTAGCAATAAAGGATAATTTTGTAGTAGTTGGTGCACCAAATCATACACATAGTTCAAAAGAAAAAGCAGGGAGTGTATATTATTATAAATATAATGGTGGGACAGGAAGATGGGGAATATTAAATAATGGACCTTATAAAGAAGATGAATTAATCCAACATAGTTCATCATTAGCTTTTGATAGATTTGGTTGTTCAGTATCAGTAGATACATATATGATAATAGGTGCTTCAGGAAAAGGAGGAACAGGTCCAGGGAAAGCGTCAATATATAAATATCAAAGCAATAATTGGGTTTATGTAAAAGACATAGTTGGTTCAACAGCAGCAAATAATGATGAATTTGGTCATAAGGTTCAAACAATAGGTAATCAAGCTTTTGTGAGTGCTCCAAATCATAACACCAATCGTGGTATAATTTATATATTTAATAGAACAAATGGTGGAAGTGAAAATTGGGGAGAAACACAAAAAATTATAAATGAAGGAAGTTATATAAATACATATTTTGGAAATGATTTTAGTTTTGGAAGTTCTTGGGGAATAATAGGTAGTAATAGAAGTGGATTAATGGAAGGACAAGCTTATTATGTAAAATATTATGCAACAACAGAACGTTGGGGTTTACAAGGAACAACAGATTATAAACCAAATCAAATATTAGTAGCAGGAGATGGACATCTGGATGATGGTTTTGGTTATAGTGTATCATTATATGGAAATAATGCTGTGGTAGGTGCTTATAAAAAGAAGGAAGATGGAACAAATGTAAGTGGTGGTGCTTACATATATAAATATACAGGTGAGAATTATTGGGCATTAGATAAAAAAATAAATGCTAATGATATTCAGCAGAATGATGAATATGGTATAAGTGTATTTATCTATGATAGATATGTTGTAGTAGGTTCATGGAAAGAAGAATCATCAAATACAGATTTAAATGCTGGTGCTGCTTATTTATTTAATATACCGAATGCAAGTAATTCGGGTACAAGATGTTTGATATATGATACAGATGTAAATCGTTATGTTGTAGGAATGATAACATCAGCTGGTGTGGGTGTATTAATAAGAAATATAAATCAATTAAGAGATATAAGTGGCGCTGAATGGGAGAATACAACAGATATATCAAAGAATAGTGTTATGATTTATGATGATACTTTGTTACCAGTAGCATTAAGATATGAAGTTATTAAACCAGGAACAAAAATAACAATAAGTGATATATCAGATGTAGATTTATCTGGAGTGGAAACGGGGAAAGCATTGATATATGATGCGAGTTTAAATAAATGGATTCCAGGAGATGCGGGCGGCGAGGCATCAGGGGTTGGCGTATTTAATGCTCCACCAGATCCACCAACAACAGGACAAATATATTATGATAGTAGTGATAATAAATTTTATGGAAGGTTAGAAGAAAGTTGGGAGGAAGTATTAACTCATGGAACAGGATACTTTTTTGGACATTCGACAGATACACTTCGTGATTTATCTGCTGTACCTTTATATAGTATAACAAATACAGGAATTTTTCACACTTCTTCAACGTTAGTTCATTCATTAGATCCGGGTGATAATGTTTGGATGTATCTTGGGGATGGTTCATTTTTAACGAAATTAACAATAAAACAGGATGTACAAAATGGTTGGAATTTTGAACCTCATAATAATCAAGAAGTAGGTTCAGGATATAGTGGTTATTTGAAATTACAAATGGGAAGACTTAAAGAAAGTGTAGAATATGTTGGAGGCGTTTGGCCGACAGAGTTGCCAACCGACAACAGTAGTTGGAAGACATATACAGATGATAATGGATTGGGAGGTGGAGAAGTAGGATGGTATTTAAGATCAAGCGAACAAACAACACAAAATGGTGTAAAATTAATATGGGAGAATCCAGTACAAAGAAAATCGCCAATAGCAGCCAAAAATGCTGTAGATAAAGTAGATGGAGACTATTATTTACCAGCGATTAATGATATGTATATAGAAATAGTAGCAGAAAGTTCCAATTATACAGGAACAGGAATAAAAATAGGTGGAAAGAATTTGAATACTGGTGTAGTTTCAGGTAATACAACTCAAAAATTATCAGTTTATAGTACAGCATCTCAACAATTAACAACAAGTGTAATAGTATATAAAACAGGTCAAAGTCCGTCAGGATTTTCAGGAACGAAAGATAAAATAGAATTAATAGGTGGAAAACAAGTATATAGAATAAATCCATCTACTTTAACATTAGCATCAGGAACGACATATAAAGCGAGAGTATGGTTTTTAAATTCAACTTCAAATGGTTTAAATCCAGAAACGGTTTCTGATGCTGAGGCATTAGCAACAAGAATGGGTTATAAATTAGGTGGTGGAGGATATTCATTTTCAGGAAATTATGTAACGAAAGGTTTATATGGATATAAAGAAGACCACACAAGCTATCCAAACTCAGCTTTTTTTGGTACAGGCGGAACATCAGCTCAAATGCAAGCAGATCTTGATCCGTCGTGGGTGAAACATAGAATTACATTAAATAAGTACAAAGAAATTAAAGGAATTACTTTATAAATATCAATTTTTAAATATAATTAATATTTATATGAGTTTTAACTATAATAATGAGATATTAGATTTATTGTTAAAAAAGACTCTTGGTTCAGCATATACATCGTCAGATCTTGTAGCAGGACAAGAAACACCAGTTTTACCAAAAATACAAAATTCACAAATATTTACGAATAGAATAACCGATAAAAACTCATCAAATTTTACTTGGAGTTCTCCTGTTCAATTAGGTGGAGTAGGAGCAAACATTACTTGTTTAACTACATCTACACAAATAAATATTGTTAGTTATAATGGAAATAAATATGTATTTAACAATGGTACATCATATAACTCTAATGAAAAATTTGGTTTATATGCGACAACATATACATTTACGAATGTTCCTTCAGGTCATCCAATAGCAATATTAAATAGTGGAAATGCGAATATAAGTTATACAGGGGATGCTAGTAAAAAATTCAGCAAAACAATAACAGGAACAACAAATGATGGAACATATGATTTTTATCATGGAGATGTAACAGTAACAGTAACAGGTGATTTTGGAAATGTAAGTGTATACTGTTATTACCATGGTTATATGGGAGGAGAAAATTTATTAACTTATTCAGTGGGATGTCAGAATCCAGGGGGTTCTTTGGGAACAGTAAGTTATTTGGATGTTGTTACAGGGGAAACATCAACATTTCAATATATAAAGAAATATGAATCTATTCCGATGAGTGTAGTTCCGGGAACAGATAATAGAGCGTGGAAACCAACAGATAGTGTAATGCAAGAAAAATTTGAAAATGTAATATTAGGAAAACCAAATTTTAGCTTTAGTATTACAACCGATATAACAAATTATACAACAATATATAGCACAAATAGTTTATATAAACCAGTAATAAATAATGGTGTATTAGTATTTCTAGGAAATAGTGTTCCTACATCAACAACAGCAATATCAATGAAAGAAGTGTTTATTTATGAAGGAGCTTTTGGAACAACAACGGGTATGTTAATAAGTGATATATCAAATGTGAATATATCATCACCACAAGATGGACAACCATTGATATATGATAACAGTACACAAAAATGGATAGGTGGAACAGTAGGAAAAGATTTTATACCAATAAGTACCTTAGAAACAATAGATGATGTAAGTTTGAATGGATTATCAGTAGGCGATACAATAGGATATGATGGATTTAAATGGGTTCCAAAACAAGTGCCTACCGATTTAAGTGATATTTCTGATGTAGATTTAACATCAGCAGCGGCGGGTCAATCTATAATCTATAATGCAACAACAGGTGTATGGGGACCAGGGAATGTCCAAACGCCTTTAGTTGAGTTGGCGGATGTATCAGATGTGAAAATTGATGTGGGTGGACCTTATGATGGACAAGGGTTAGTGTGGAAAGATGTGAGTGGTTGTTGGACAGCAAAAGATATACAAACTCCAATAAATAGTTTGGATGATATATCAGGAATTGATATATCAGGAATAATACCGGGTCAAACTATAGTATTGGATGTAAGTGGAATTTTTGTTCCAAAAACAATAGGAGAAGTGATAGAAAATTTATCAGATTTAAATGATGTTGATGTTAGTAATTTAGCGGACCAAATACCACAATGGACACAAAAAAATAGATTAGAAGCTAGTGATGCTCAGGCATCAGATAACTTTGGATTTTCATCCGCTATAGATATAAGTTATTCACTTGTGGGAGCACCAAATGCTAATAGTAGCAACAATGCTGATGTAGGTAAAGCATATTTATACATAAAAAATTTTTTTTTGGGAACCTATTCAGAAGATCAGATATTGATGTCTACTATAGATAATGGTAATATGAATTTTGGTTATTCAGTAGCAATAGGAAGAACAGTATTAATGATAGGTGCTCCAAATCATAGTTATAGTGTAAGTGGAAATTTAAAAGAAAAAGCAGGAACAGTATTTTTCTATAATTACAGTGTTATTTTGGAAAAATGGGGGATAGTAAATGGTAGTGTTTATAATGAAAACTCAAAAATACAACCAGGTAATGCGAATGACCAATTTGGTTTTTCTATGGATATGGATGTTAGTAGTAATATTTGTATTATAAGTTCACCACAGAAATTAGCAAATGGAAATGGTAAAGCTGATATTTATGAGAATATAAGTGGAACATGGACATTTAAAAAATCATTAACTGCTAGTGATGGTGCTGGTGGAGATAATTTTGGAGTTTCAGTAACTATAAATGACGAAGGAACGTTTGCTTTTGTAGGTGCTGATAATCATGATTCAGCGAAAGGTGCTGTATACGTATTTAAGAAAAATCATCCAAATGCTGGTGATTGGGGTCAATATCAAAAAATTGTTTCATTAGACCAAAGAATAAATAGTTATTTTGGTAAGAGTGTGAGTGTTCATAAAAATTCATTATTAATAGGTTCACCTAATGGAGGTAATTTTGCGGGTGCTGTTTACGAAGTTACATATAGTACAGGAACAGGTAAATGGGGGTCACAATCAGGTAGTTATGAATATCCTTCTAGTGATAAAATACAAGCATTGGATGCTTCAGCAAATGACCAATATGGTTATTCAGTTTCTGTATACGATAATTTTGGTATTATTGGTTCTAAATCAACAGATATGAGTGGTAATGTAGATACAGGTAGTGCTTATATTATAATTAATACAGGAGAAGGATATTGGGAGGAAAGTAAACAGATAAATCCAGATGATTTAGATGTTCAGGATGAGTATGGTATATCTGTAGGATTATTTGGAAGAACAGCAGTTGTAGGTTCTTGGCTTTCAGAGGGAGACCAAGGTGGCGATCCAGCACACGCTGGTTCGGCTTATATATTTAATTTACCAAATCCAGAGGGTGGAACGAAAGCATTAATATATGATACTGATTATAATAGATGGAAAGTTGGTAGTGTTGCTCCATCTGATGATGCAGTTGTAACAAAATTGGGTCTTTTGGATGATGTAGATGTTACAACTATTGTAAATAATAATGTTTTATCTTATGATGATGCTAGTGGTAATTGGAAACCAGCAACTATGGGTTCCTTGTTAACAATAGGTGATATTTCAGATGTTGATTTATCGGGTGTAGCTACAGGTAAAGCAATTATATGGGATGCTAGTTTAAATAAATGGATCGTCGGTGATGCTGGTGGTGGTTCAGCATCTGGTGTAACAAGCACAAATATACAACCAACAGTTGATTCAGAAGGTGAACCACTTACAGGTGGGAAATTGTATTATGATACGAGTTGGAATTCTTTTCATGGTAGGACAACAGATGGATGGCAGGAATTATTATTAAGTAATACAAATATCTTATTTGGTGCACCGCCACGATTAAAAAAGACTCCATACTTAGAAACATTACTTAATGTTTTTCCAGATAGATTTGAATTTTGTTGGGAAAATCCACCACAGTATGCTACTGGATTTACAGCATCAAATACATCTGATTATGTTGGTGGTGAATTATATTTACCCGTAATCAATAATATTAAATTTGAGTTTTTTCTAACATCAGACAATGAAACATTTGGTTCTACATCAAGAGGAATTATTACTGTAGGTGGTAAATCTGGAATTGGTAGAACTAATATTAATGGTAATACAACACAAACATTAACGAATGCTTCTGGTAGTAATAAAATAACTAATAAGTTAGTTTTATTTACAACAGGGGGTATTGCTGCTGTAGGTGTAGCTGATGGTTGGACGAATTTAAATACAGAATCTAGTGGTAGTTATGAACATGATTTTATTCATGTTGATGCTTCTGGTAATCAGGTGTATTATTTTAATCCTCGTTCAAGTGATTTTAGTATTGTAGCACAAACACCATATAGTTTTAGAATGTGGGCTGAAAATAGTATAACACCACATAATTATAGAATTTGGTCTGGTGTAACTACAAAGATAGTAGGTGAACCCACTGCTATAAAAATCGCTGACCCAGGTCAAACAAACGGATTTTATGCCGAAATTATTCAAGATGGTTTGGGTCATCATAAAATTAAAGTAGTTGTTCCAAAAGAAGCATTAACTGCAACAGATGTTGAAGTAACACAAAGTGAAACAGGAGTTGATAATTCTGTATTCTTTCAAGCTTTTGAGGTTCAATTCCAAACTGTAAATGCGGTTACAAATGAAAATACAGAAACATCAGCAATAACTGGTTGGACAACAATCGATGATGTTAGTTTTGATGAAGGTAATCCTTTTGCTGAACTAGATAACTACTCTACTATTGTAGCAACGTTACAAAATAAAAATTCTTTTACTACCGTTTTTAAACATATCAGTGTTAATGAATTCGATAATAAATTTTATCGTTTCAGAGTTAGAGCAAAGAATCAAGTATCAACAAGTTATGGACCGTGGACTACAGATTATTATACTGTTCGGTTTACTAGACCTGAAAAAATGGCTTGGAATAATCACCCATTATTTTTAAGTAAGTTGGGTGATCCAGATAAATGGTTTATCACATTAAATTGGTCTGATACAAAATCATCCGTTGGAGGCGTAACCAGCGGTGATGCGGATTGGACAAATAGTAAATTAAGTATTGCTCAGTATAGAATATCTCGTTCAACTAATAATGGTTCTTCTTATACGGTTGTTGATACTAATGATTATCTTTCCTTAGATGGAAATAAAAGAATGAAATATTATGAATGTGATACATTATATTCTATATTTGATGCCCTTACTGAAAATACAAATGGATGGTATATATCAAGTGAAATTTCAGCCAGTAATAAAGCTTTATTATTAGATACAACCAAATATACATATACAAATTGTTTTGATGGTGATAGTGATAATATTATTTACTATAGACGAGTTCAAAATAACAAATGCGAAGTCTATACAGGTTATATTGATGTTCCTGATGAATTAACATATGCCTTTGTAAATAAAAATGTTTTTGCTGGTGGAATGGCTATGTTAATTTTAGATTTAAACAATAATCACATATTTTCATATAAGTTTGATTCTGAAACTGGTTCAAATAGTACCTCCACTTCAATTGCTGAAGTTACTCTAAAAAAAGGTAGATATAAATTATTTGTTTATGCTTTTGGTGAAGGGTATTACAACAATTCATGGTCATCTATATTTGTGTGGACAAGTGAAACTTTTGCTACTGATGGAACACCAACTTGGAGTTATAGTGGTTATCACGATTACTTGAGTTGGCAGCCAACATCAGGATATTATCATAATGGAAGAAATTATACAAGATGGAAAGTAATCAGAAATGATTATAATAATTCTAGTGATTTAAAATTTTTCGCGGCTGATAACTTAACTAGTTTTTTCAGAAATACCGATACATCAAAATTAAGTTATGATTATTGTGTTGCTTCAGCAAGTGATTCTACACAAAGATGGACTGATCCACAATATAAATTCAAGATTGAAGCCAGAAATTTTTTATTTGCAACAAGTAGTAATGATTCTAACGCGTGGTCAACCATATCCGAAACCAGTGTTAGTTTGATACCAACCACACCAGCAACTCCAACGCATTTACAAATGAAATTTTATGAACAAAGTCAAAAAAATACCAGCTCTAATCCAGCCATTTATTACAGTTCTGATCCGTGGACAGCACCTTCAAAAGATTATATGCTTTATCAGTGGAATATCAATTTTGATAATACTGGTAGTGGTTATGGAACAAGTGATTATAATGGAGTAACTATAGGAGAAGCAAATAAATTAACACCAGAACAATATCAATTGGAATTTTTAGTGGGGAGAGCCAATATAAGTGGAACAACATTAAGATTGGTTCCTACAGCCGATGCTGCTGGAAATTATGATGATTTTAGAAATACTGAACTATTAGCAAATGATTATTATAAATTAGGAACAGGAACAACCATATATCAGGTAAGTAGTGTTAGTAATGACCTTAAAAAACATATTTTAAATCATACTGGTAGTGAAACAGGTATGGTTGAAATTTATAAAGTGCTTTATATCAATGCTACGGATAAAAACTTACCAGGAGCAAATCCTTATTATCCAAGAGTGTATAATGTTGAAGAATATACAGGTGGTGGTTATGGATTAACCTCTTTATTAAGAAATGCTCCTTGGACGTATACTATAAAAGCAAAGAATTATTTTGTTTCTACGGCATCAAGTGGTTTTTCAAGTCCGGGTCCTTATGGACTTGATCCTCCAAGCCATATTAGATTTATTTCTTCGCCAACAGTATGGATAACAAACGATATAATAACATTTACGTTTGATGAACCAGATACATCTGCTAAGACACCATACGCAAATAATCCAGAAATATTTTATACACCAGATGCTATTAGTTATAAAAGTTATGCGATTGAACCGTTCATTAATAACGTATCAATGGTTAATCGGTCTATTTATACAACAGCTCCATCAGCAACACGTAGACAGATACAATATAATTGGGGTAGGACAGCAGGTGGTGCTGAATTAAACCAAATGACGGAGGGTACGACTTCTACAATAAAAGTTAAACTTAGACCAGAAATTGTATTGGATACTGTATATGGTGATACAGTTGAAGCAACATTTAAAATATTAAAACCAGCACCAACAAGTATGGATTCAATTCCTTTATTTGAGTGGCAAACTGATGGGACTAATAACATCAAATTGACTTTGAGAAGAAGTAATGGTGGATTAGAACCAAATCCAGCTGGTGATAATAATAGTTCGGGTTCAACAATATGTCCAGTAACCAATTTAAGTGTAACTGGTGGTGATTCTCTCTCGAATAAAATACGCGCGACAACAGATGAATTACAATGGGAGGTGAAAGCGTCTACAGCTTTAACTAATGGAATAACGGCATCATTCAGCGACTATGCCGGAACAGGTTTTACAAATCAAGATTATGTTGTAGCCAATATAGGAACATTAGCTCAAGATACTACGTATGAAATATTTTTTAGATTAAAAAATAGATATGTATCTACATGGAAAGAAAGTACATCGCCGAAAATTAAGTTAACAAAACCTAATGCTCCAACCAATTTAACTTGTGTATTAGATATTGTAGATGATAATGCTGGAACTGATAATACCATGACATTTAATTGGACGCGACCTTCTGAACCAGGATTACATTATCAACACAATGGGGCGGCAGATAATGCTACTCTTACAGCAGATCCAAATACACCTTATATTGAAAAATATCAAATATATATTCAATGGGGAGGTAGTTCAAAAGTAATTTGGGTTACAGGCGGTTCAACAAGTCAAAGAGCACCTCAAACATGGACTATTACAGGTTCACAAGTCGCAACTGATGGTTCAACATTTTATGTACAACCTGATACAAGTTATTCTAGTATAATGATACGCGCATTTAATGTAAGATTATCCAGCATCGCTGGTGATTGGGGTGGAGGAATAACCCCAACTTATGTTAATAGAACAAGAGTAACAGCAAATATTGGTGTTCCTTATACAATCGCGGATACAGATGAAACATATACAAGTTCTCATATGCCAACATGGAATTTGGGAGGGAATTATGCATACCAATCTCATGCTACTTTATTGAATGGAACAGCAGCATCAAATGTAAAAAATACGAATACAATAACCACTACATCAAGTAACCTTGGAAATGTTTTATTAAATCGTTATCGTAATAAACCTGGTCCAAATAATTTTGCGAGTTTTTTCATGAGGATAGGATCGACTGATAGTTATAATGGAGGTAGTGTTATACAAGCAAGTTATCCTTCAACAGACGGTTCCTATATTAGTACAGCTGATGGTTGTGGGCATTTATTTTTAAATAAAGTAGAAGATCTATTTACAAGTGGATATAATAATACAGGACAGTGGTTTAAAACAGATTTATTTTATTGGTCTTTAGATAGAACTGTATTGGGTAATAATCATAGTGGGTCACCCAAAACCATTTCATTTCATTTTTATTATATACCTGCTTCTGGTTCTAATACTGTTATTCAAAATACGGTATGCACCAATCAATATTTTGATAAAGTAAATTCAGCATCAAGTATAAGCGGAACACCAACCGTAGCTTATACCCCATATTATGTTACTGGTATTCCAACATTATATCCAGGAAAAACTCAAACAATTAGAGCGGCTTTTGTAATAGATAACAAATCAGAGTATTATGTGAATAGTGATTATATATCACGCGTAAATTTAATTGATAAAGATGCAACCGGTAATTTTAATGGTATAATGAATTATATGAATCATGAATGGAAAAGATACAGAACCGAACACACAAATTCATCGGGAACATTATGGACAGCAGATCCTGGTTATCAAACAATAGGAGGTCCTAATCTAGCGGCTACATCTACAAGTGGAATAACAAGCAGTAATACAATAGTATGTAGAATATTACATAAAAATATATATGGCGATGGAACACCACATAATATAAATATATCAGGTAGTACAAGGCACTTTTTTATTTACGATAAGGAAACATATCAGCAAATGGATTTAACCGCAACTAGGGCTTTGTCCTTCATACATTTAACATTTAGTTATAATGGTGCTGCGGCACATACACAAGCAGGAACCATGGGAACTGGTAATAGTGGAGGATATCTTGCTTTGACTATATTAAATCCACCTGATGGAGGTAAATTTGACCCATCGACTGAAACTACGAATGCCCATGTGACACCTACCACATTAACAAGCTCAAGCACTTGGAGTTATGGTATATTTGACGGTCAAACAGATGTTACTTCATCGAATTGTAATGGTATGGTATTTTATCGTGGAAAATTTATGAGTCCTGGATATTTAAAGAGTAATCTTGGTTATACATACAGCTTTGGTACTACTAACACAACACACTATCACAGTAGTTTGGCTACTCTATTTGCTTCATATTCCGCTACATCTGGAAATGATTGGGCTACAGATTACAAGTGGGCATTTTATAAATATAGAGTTCAAAATGGTCCTCAACAAGGAGTTCAACCGTTTTCTTCTAGATTTTATTTGGCCACTGGAAATAATACCAATAATACTAATATTAATTTTAGCAATTTAACAGGTTCGTCACCAGATGTTAAGATATGTATTAAAACAATGTGGAACAGTGGTTCAACAATAAAGTTAAGTGGATGGAATCAATTCGTTACAGGAACAACCTCAACTAATCCTGGACAAATAAACGCAACACAACTTAGTAATAGTACAAATGTACCGGGAACTACGAATAATTTGGGTTGGACAGGTAATGTTAGTGGTAAAAATGTATATTATCCAGCAGAAATGGGAGCTAACTATCCGGATAATGATTCGTGGAATGCATCAAATAGAAAAGTGGCTTTTTCACATGCCGCATCTGATATGAGTCAATCTACAGGCACAATGTATCATATTATCGCAATAGGAATTAAAAATAATGCGAATAAATATGTAGGAGATATTTTTATAAATAATACTTATACATAATAAGTTAAAAATAATATATATATTAGCAATTATATATATATTATGAGTGGAACATACACAACTGATGAAAAAGTAGAATACGCATTAAAAACAGCATTGTTTCGTACTATGCAGTCTAAGGATCAACCTTCTTCTCTTGAAAAATCTGCTCCTCCTCGTATTTTTCCAAAAAATATCATGAAAAAGAATTTAATAGAAAAAGGCGAAGGTGATATTGATGAAGATGGATATTATGTAGGAAGAACCGATTCAAATAGCGCTTACTACCAAAATAATGAATTGGTTAATTTAGAAGAAGCGGAATTAACTATTAGTAATTATAGAATTATATCTCC